CAAATATTTCTGCTGGAGCTGTTCATAGCATATTTTTAGCTTCCAATGGCTCTGTGTATGCTTGTGGTTTTAATGGGATTGGTAATTTAGGCGATGGAACTAATACAAATCGCACTACTCCAGTACAAGTAAAAAATGTAGTAGGTCAAACTGGATTTCTAAGTAATATTACAAATATTTCTGCTGGATATTATCATAGTATATTTTTAGACTCCAATGGCTCTGTATATGCTTGTGGTTATAATATTTATGGTGCATTAGGCGATGGAAGTACTACAAGTAGCTCTACTCCTGTACAAGTAATAAATGTAGCTGGAACTGGATTTTTAAGTAATATTGTATCAATCTCTGCTGGAGCTTGGCATAGTATGTTTTTAGCTTCTAATGGCTCTGTATATGCTTGTGGTGATAATAGTGAGGGTCGTTTAGGCGATGGAAGCACTACCAATAGCTCTACTCCTGTAGTTGTAAGTACAAGTGTTACAAATATAAAACGTTTACATGATGTTATTCCTCCTCCTCCTCCTACATTTAGTAATTTCAGTATAGCATCCAAAACGTTTGGTGATGCTGCATTTGCAATCACAGCACCAAGTAGTAATAGCAATGGATCTTTTAGTTATAGTAGTAGCAATACTTCGGTAGCCACAGTTTCAGGATCTAATATTAGTATTGTAGGAGGTGGAAGTACAATGATTACTGCAACCCAAGAAGCCACAAATACTTACGAGACAGGTTCAATAACAGCAACCTTACTAGTTGCAAAAGCCAATCCTATACTTGGAACATTTATAGTACCTTCTAAAACGTTTGGAGATGCTGCATTTGCAATGACAGCACCAAGTAGTAATAGCCCTGGATCTTTTAGTTATAGCAGTAGTAATACTTCGGTAGCCACCGTTTCAGGATCTAACATCAATATTGTAGGAGCAGGAAGTACAACCATAACAGCAACCCAAGCATCTACAAGTAATTATGAATCAGGATCCGTAACAGCAACTTTCGTAGTTGCGAAAGCCAATCCAACAATAAGTCTTGTATTAAAAAATGCAAGTAATAGTGTATTAACCCCAAGTGTTAATACATATAATATTATTTATAATAAAAATAAAATACCAAGAGATGATAAATTAACATTAGAAGCAACATCAAATAGTCAAGGAACATATAATTTTGTAAGTAGTAATAATAATATAATTCAAGTAATAAAAAACAATAATATAGGAAACATGCGTATGATAAATAGTAAAACAGCAACAATCACAGTAAGTCAAGGGGAAACATCAAATTATAATAGTGGAAATAAAAGTATAATAATAAATCTTTCGCCATTAGCAATCCAAGGGAGAAGACCAGTATTCTTAAGAAACTTATAAAACTAGATTAAATAAAACTATACTGAATAATAATTATAAAATAAATATTATAAACATTACATTTTTGGATAATATAAGAATCAAACCAATCATAAATAAAAATATTAATTTATTATTTTTATTTATATATTTGCAATAGCATATTAACAGTTTAAAATCCAATATTATAGTTATATTTTACATGACCCATATCAGTAGCTTTAATATTTTGTACTGAAGTATTCATAGATAAACTAACCATACCACAAGGGTCATCAGGTGTTTCAATATTACCAAAACCTTTTTCAATTTCATCATCGACATTAAATGTAGTATATTTAATTGCTTCTTCTTGTTTCATCATTTTATTAATATCTAATAATACTTGAAAACTACTAGTTCCAAAGTATCCTTCTTGACCACACATTACATTTGCAGAAACACCACGCATATGGTCAAGTTCTGCATGTCTTGCAGCTTTTAAGAACATTTCAGGTGTTTCCTCAAATGATGCCTTTGCAATAGGACCAATATCATCATTATTGGTTCCATGACGAGAAATTGAAATCATATTTGAACTTGCGGTCATTCTATCACATAATATACTTAGATGATGATAGTTAATATATGTGCTATCAAATTCTAACACTTCAGACAACTCTGTAAATATTGCCACGCGTGCTGCTTCAATACCAAATACATTATAAATTTCTTGAATATCGTTACTAATTGTTCTTGTCGTATCAATATAATCAAGCGCTAATATACTCATTAAATTAGTACCAACAGTATCTAATACCCAAGTATCTTTCTTTACATAAGCACCATCTTCTTTAACAAGAGAATTAGTAATCTTACGCAAAAGTACATTCGAAATATTTTTTACACCACGAAGTACAATATTATTTAACATATTATCTTGAAAGTTCTTTAAAATATATATCTCGTCAGATTGGTCTAATGAGGTAGGAACACCTTTCTTCTTTGAACTTTGCATTACTCTATTTAAACGCATTCTAAATACTAAATTATCAGAATTATAATCAGAATAAACACATGATATTTCATCATTAAACACATTCTTTAAGGTAAAATGTACATCATCCATTGTAATTTTTTTATCTAACATACTTTCACGGTCCATTGTCATACGAATTACCCATTTTGATTTAGTATCAGTTGAAACTGGTTGACCGGATGTAGCAGAAGCGGTTGTTTGCTCTGTAGTTGTAACTGTTTGAGATATTCCCATACATTCATCAACCATTCTTTCAAATTCATAGTACTGAGCCATAGTATTTTTATCATCATCAATATTTGTATTTAGATCATTAGGGTCAAAACATATTTCAACCGATTCAACAATCTCCTTCATTTGAGTAAGTTCAATCATAGGAATTAAATCACGTGCTCTTTCTTTATTTGTTTCTTCATCCTTCTTTAAATAAATAGTGATTGAAGGATTTTTTGGATTTTCAGAAAGAGATAAAATTTCTTCAATACGAGGAACACCACGTGTTACATTAGATTTGGCAGCAACACCAGCTAAATGAAACGTATTTAATGTCATTTGAGTAGTTGGTTCTCCAATACTTTGAGCAGCAATCATACCAACCATTTCTCCAGGCGCAACAATTGCACGTTTATAAACTAAAACAATCATTTCAAGTAATGATGATAAAGCTTTTTTATTAAAACGTTTTACTATTAATAATTCTTTAGGTGATAGATAATAATAATAAAGAGTTTTAAAAAGTTCACGTGGTGGTGCATAATGTAAAGATTCTAATATTTTAAATGTATTTTCAAGCATATCGAAGGCTTCCATTGGAGTAATGTCTACTAATGAATTTTTATTAATTTGCTGCAAACCTTGAATGTTATTAATAATATGAGAAAACGACACAGGAATATGCACGTCATTATTGTCACATCCATTAAATATATTTTCAACAATTTTATCACGAATGTTTATAAAATAATCAATATATTCTTTTGATTTCTTTTCAAGATCACTTTTTTGTTTTTTCATACGAGTCAAAACACCTTTTGTAAATACAGACATTAACACACCATATTTTGATTCATCATCAGATATATGAATATGCGCATATATATCATCTAATGTCATTGATACAATTGGAATTTTTTGATTTTCTACTTTTACAGTATCAATACCATCATCACCATATGCAAATTGAACAATACGGCGTTTATTATTTCTCACTGTCATATCATATTCTACTTTTAAATCTTCTAACCCTTTGATTAAACGACGCTGAATATATCCTGTCTGACTCGTATCACGTACTTGAAGTCCATTTGCTAAACCAAAATTAAGTGTTGATGGTACAGTTACATCATACACTTTTGGATAATCATTTACAGATAATTTTTCAATAGATATAATTGGATCAAGTATAACATCATTGACAATTCGATATCCATCATATTTTGTTGTAATATAATCTTTACCCAATTCAGTGAAAATATTAATTCTTGAAAATATAAAACTTAATTCATTAATTTCTTTTTCTGAAATATTTTTTATTGTAATTTCTTTTTTGTTTATTAAATCATTATAATCAATATATTTTTGTAAATAAATTTTAATTTTTTCTTTACATGATAATAAAATATTTTCATTATTATTTTTAATATCCATATCCATATCCATATCCAAATTTAATGTAACTGGTAAATAATCACCTTTTTTTACTTCAGGTGTAGAAGTTTCTTTAAATTTTTTACTTTCTTCATTCCAAATAATAAGAGATTTACTTTCAATAACTTTTACTTGTCTACCACTTAATGTAGATATTTGATAAATTTCATTACCAGGGTCATGACGTGTTACTGCTGTTATTTCTCCCCAAGATATTTTTCCAGTATCATCAGTTGTCGGAATAAAAGTTTTAAGTTTAATATTTAATAATTCTTGTTCTTTTTCAGACAAATGTTCAACATCATTTATATTATCTTCTAATAATTTATCAATCCATTCACCAATTTTTACATATTTTGGTTCATCATTTTCAACAATAATAATAGGTGTATCCCATGTTACTGACTTAACAGCAGTATCAATAAGACCAACACGACCACCCATTGCATGAAAGAATAACTCATGTGGCGTTAATCCTGTAATAAATGAACTTTCAACAAAACCACGAGCTCCTGGACTATCGTCATATTTTGTAAAATGAGGCAATGTTCTGTTATCAAAACCATATGGAATACGTTTTCCATCAATCGTTTGTTGTCCAAGACATGAAATCATTTGAGAAATATTAATTTCACTACCTTTTGATCCAGCATTCACCATAGTTACAAATCGATTATCTCTGCTTAAATTTTTTAATCCAATTTTACCTGCATCATTGGTTGCTTGATTTAAAATATTTGAAACTTGGGTTTCAAACTCAATTTCATTTGATTTTCCTGTTTTATTTTCAAAAACTCCAATATGAATTTGATCAATAATATTTTTAACATCTTTTTTCTTATTTGTAATTACTTCAACAATTTCATTATTCGTTTTAGAATCAGCAATTAAATCACTAATTCCAACACTATATGCGCTTACTTTCATATATTCAGTTATTACATTCTGTAAATTATCAATAAAATCAGCAGAAGCCATATTTCCAAAATCATTGCAAACACGATGAATAAGACCAGTCGTACGTGAACCAAGTGTTGCCTTATCTAATTGACCTCTAATATATTCACCGTCTCTTATTTCAATAATGTTATTTGATGATTTAAATTCATATTTTAAAGTTAAAGGTGGAATAACTTGAGTTAATAATTGAAAATTTGTAATTGGTTTATCACTATTATTAAATATAGAAGGATTTATATTATTTAACGCCATTAATAAATTCATCGCTGCTCTATGGTCAAATTTTATACCTTCACGAGTAAATCTATATGAACCAAGCAATGAATCTTGAAAAATACCAATAATTGATTGATTACTAGCAGGACTAATAATTTGATAAGGTACTGCTGCTAAATTTTTTAATTCTGCCTCTGACTCTTCATCCTGCGGCATATGCAAATTCATTTCGTCTCCCAACGAATATCCTCTAAGTTTCCAAAGAGGGCGGACTGTATCTTAAGCAAGCTCAGAATGGCTAGTTCTTCATAGCTCACCAACACCCGTTCAGTCTCTGAATGCCTTCCATAGTCTACCAAACAACTTTAGGAAGTAACACTGCGGATTGCCCAATCCTTCACATTATTACCATTGGATTCGGCTATTAACCGAGTTCCTTCACAATGTTTCCATCGTGAAGTGGTAGTAAAGGCTCTAAGGGGTTTCCCGCATCAAGGTGTTTCGCTTCTCATAATAATTGAGAAACTAGGAGGTTACACGCTTTTTACGCCTCCTGTTTTCGACAGAGATGTTTATCGAAGTCAGCATTATATGGTTTGGTATCTCCAACATTCATGCGAAATGTATCACCTTGAAACATTATTCTTGCAATGTGACACATCATACTCATTCTATGAAGAGTCGGTTGACGATTAAATAATACTCCGTCACCGTCCATAATATGACGATGAACAATATCACCATTTTCAAGAACAATATTTTCTCGATCAGCATAACGCAATGAAATATTTTCTCCATTACGTTTTTCTAAAATTTTAGCTCCTGGATATTCATCAGGACCATTTTTAACTAATTTTGTAAGAAATGCTTTATTAATATCATTCACAGTAATTGGTTTTGTTATATTTTTTGCAATTTTCAAAGGAATACCAAGTTCACGAATTGAAAGATTCGGATCAGGTGTAATTACCGAACGAGCTGAAAAATCAACACGTTTACCCATTAAATTACCACGTACACGTCCCCCTTTACCATTTAAACGTTCTTTAATTGATTTTAAAGGACGACCTGAACGTTGAGCTACTGTCGGAATTCCTGGTATATTATTATCAACTTCAGTTGCAATATAATACTGTAATACTGAATGCCAATCTTCTATTACTTTCTCACTTGCCTTTTCATTTATTTTCTCTTGTAATGTTTTATTTGCTTTTATAATATTTACTAATATATGACTAATATCATCTTCACTTCTTTGCTGACCATCCATCTTAATTGATGGACGAACCGCTGGAGGAGGAACCGAAAGAACTTGACATATCATCCAATCAGGTCTTGAAAATGTTGGACTAAAACCCATAAATGTAACATCTTCATCTGATATTCTTCTGAATATTTTCAAAACCATCTCAGGTGTTAATTTCATATTAATTGCCTCTGCACCCTCTTCAGCAGCTTCCCATTCAGCATATAATTTTGCAAGATCCACTTTTTTAATTTTTTTAGGCTGAAGACATCCACAACCATCATGCGTATCTTCACCACATCTTTTAATTTTACTCGCAAGTTGAAACACATAATCCCAACGATCTTCAGGATTCATCTTCAAACATTGTTTATTTGATTCTTTATCTATTTTCAATTTACTACATTTAATACATACACATCTCAAAATTTTTATTACGGTTTGTAAATATTGAATATAATATACAGGACGTGCAAGTTCAATATGACCACAATATCCAGGCGTTCTCATATAATCCAACCCATCAGTTGGACATATTAATCCAGGTTCCAATACACCCATGCGTGGGTCAAATAATCCACCAATTACAGGTTTATTATTAATATAGGTATCACGACTGGTAATAGAAGCAACAGAAGATTTTCTAATTTCATCAGGAGATAATATACTAAATTGAATTCCAATAATTTTTGATACATTTTGATTTGAAATTTTGGTATTTCCTTTGTCGGTGAACATCCTTCTTATATTAATAAGATAATATTTAGATTGTTTATCTAATCAATTTTTTATTAATTGTACAAATAATTTTATTAAATAATCAAACTTATAAAGTTATTTTTTATCATTATTTTCTTATTTTTCATTATTATTTTTCATTATTATTATTAGTATTATTATTAGTATTATTATTAGTATTATTATTATTAAAAATTATATTTTTTATAACGATATGACGTTTTATTTTGTTTAACTTAATTATTTTGTTTTTTATATTTATATCTAAAATTGAAACATACATAAATATAATTTGATATATTAAATAAATTACGTCATATGACAATTCCACAAACCAAATCAGCTAAAGTAAAGGACACTAAATCAAAATCTAAAAAAATAGAAGAAAAAAATAGAAAATATAAAAAAAATTCTAATTCAGATGACGATAATAATGAAGAGGGTAGTGAAAGTATACACAGCGATAGTGAACATGAAGAATTTAATAAATTAGAATTTAATAAAATGCTTTCTAAAATATTTCCTTCAAAATATATCAATGAAAAAATTGCAAATATGGAAAAAATAGAAGAAGAAATTTCAAAAAAAAAGAATACAAAACAAACTAATGATGAAGGTAAAGAAGAAAGTAAACAAGAAAGTAATAAAACAACTATTAAAACAACAAATAAATCACTAGATAAAAATAAAAATAGAAATAATTTGAATCTTAATAATACAAATAAAAAAGAAGATATTAGTGATGATGATGAACCATTAGTAAAATCATCATTTCAAAATACAAAAAATATTAAAACAATTAATAAAAAATCAGGTATTCAAAAATCTAAACCAGGGATGAAAAGGAATAAACCTGTAAAAAATAATAATAAAATTATTAAAAAAAATAAAAAAGAAATTAATTATAATGATGACGATTCTGATAATGATGAAAATGTAAATAGTGATGTTTCAATTGAAGACACTTCAGAATCGGAAAATTCTTCAAAAACTGACTCATCATACGATAGTGATGAAGCTGGTTTTAGAGAATTTGCAAAGGGAAAATTCAATATTGTAATTAATATTAAAAATCCAAATGAAGATGATGATGAATATGAAGATGATGATGAAGATGAAGATACTAGTGATGTTGAAGATGATGAAGATGATTCAGAATGTAGCTGTGATGATGAAGATGATGAAGATGATGATCATGAAGAAGAATATAATTCAGATCCTGATTATGTACCTGATGAAGATGAAGATGAAGATGAAGATGAAGACGAAGACGAAGAAGAATATGATGATGAATATATAGATGAAGATGCAGCTGACAATGAATCACACGAACACCAAGTATGTAAAGATAAAAAAGATAATTCTAATAGAAAAAACAAGCAAAAAAATATAATAAATGGAACAGAATCTATTGAAACAATTTTAAAAATAAAATCTCAAATGCAAGAATTATTGAAAATAAATAAAAGTGATAAAATTGCAAAAGAAACATTATCTAGAATGATTCAGAAAGAAAAGGAATATAAGCAAAAAATAGAGAAAGAAACAAGAGAAAAGAAAAAACGTCATATTAAATTATTCAAAAAAATGTTACGCAAACGTAGTTCTACAAATGATTTAAAATATTTTAAAGACCATTTAAGTATTGAAGAACAAACAAAAATTATTAATGAACTAGAAGAATTGAACAAATTAACAATTATTGAAAAACCATATAGATTGGCATTATTAGAATGCGATATTCCTAAAAAATTCAAAGCAGTAGCATTAAAAAAGATTACAAATCTTAGATATATGGAACCTGGAGCAGGTGAATATTATAAAATAAAAAATTGGGTGGATACTTTTATGCAAATTCCATTTAATAGATATAATAATCTTCCTTTAACGATTACAGATGGAATTGAAAAATGCCATGATTTTATGGAAAATGCAAAAAACACCCTTGATTCCGCTGTCTTCGGTTTAAATGATGCAAAAATGCAAATTATGCAGATGGTTGGACAATGGATTTCAAATCCATCAGCAATGGGTACTGCAATTGCTATTAAAGGTCCACCAGGTACTGGTAAATGTCATACATTTGATACTCCTATTTTAATGTATGATGGTTCTATTAAAATGGTTCAAGATATTATCATTGGTGATAAAGTAATGGGTGATGATTCAACGTGTAGAAATGTTCTTTCACTTGGTAGAGGGGAAGATAATCTATTTAATATTGTTTCAACAAATGGGGAAAAATATGGTGTTAATTCAGAACATATATTATGTTTAAAACAATCAGGAACAGCATTAAATAATATTAAAAAAATTAAAACTAAAAATAATATTGAAAAATATAAAGTAAATTATTTTAATAAGAATGATTATAAATTACATAGTAAACATTTTGATAATTATGATGAAGCATTCGATTATTTAAACAATGTAAAAAAAGAAAACGAATATATAGAAATAACTGTAAATAAGTTTTTAAGTTTACCAAAATATATTACAAGAAATCTTAAAGGTTATAAAACAGGAGTTGAATTTAAAAGTAAAAATGTATCATTTCCACCATATGATATGGGATTGTGGTTATGTCAAGATAATTCAGATAAATCCGAAATTAGTAATCAATATCCTATTGCCTTACGTTATTTAATAAATAATAAACATATTCCAAATGATTATAAAATCAACGATAGAAAAATAAGATTGGAAATTCTTGCTGGAATTATTGATGCTAATTGTTCTTATTGTAAAAAAAATAAAGGATACAATATTATTGAAAAAAATAAAGTATTAGCAAATGATATATTATTTATATCAAGATCACTTGGTTTTACTAGTAATATAAAAGAAATTGAAAAATCATGTATTTATAATGGTGAAAATAAAACAGAAACATATTATAAAATTCATATTTCAGGTAATAATTTATCAGATATTCCTGTAAAATGTGTTAATAAAATTATGAATGAAGAAAGAATTATTAATAAAGATAATTTAGTAACTGGTATTACTATTGAAGAATTAGGATGGGGTAAATATTATGGATTTACATTAGATAATAATCATAAATATTTATTAGAGAATTTTACTGTTACACATAATACTACACTTTTGAAAGACGGTATAAGTAAAATTTTAAATCGTGAATTTGCCTTTATTCCTCTAGGAGGTGCAACTGATAGTAGTTTTTTAGAGGGTCATTCATATACATATGAAGGAAGTACATGGGGTAAAATAGTTGACATTTTAATTCATGCAAAATCGATGAATCCTGTTATTTATTTTGATGAATTAGATAAAATTAGCGATACACCGAAAGGTGAAGAAATTACAGGTATTCTTACACATTTGACTGATACAACTCAAAACTCTCAATTTCATGATAAATATTTTGCTGAAATTGATTTTGATTTAAGTAAATGTTTATTCATATTCAGTTATAATGATGAAAGTAAAGTTAATCCGATTTTATTAGATAGAATGTATCGTATTCAAACATCAGGTTATTCAAAGAAAGAAAAAACTTTTATTGCTCAGAATTATCTAATTCCAAAGATACGTTCCGAAGTTAATTTCAATTCAACTGATATTGTTATTACTGATGAAAATATTGAATATATTATTGAAAATTATGCAAATGATGAAGATGGCGTTAGAAATTTAAAACGCTGTCTTGAAATCATTCATACAAAACTAAATCTTTATAGATTGGTTAAATCAGGCACATCTATTTTCAATAAAGAACATTCTCTTGAAGTTTTATTTCCATATACTCTTACAAATGATGCAATCAATAAATTAATTAAAAAAGATGATAAAAATCGCGCACCATTATCGCTTTATATTTAATATTTCATTTAATATTTCATTCTTACAAATAATGATATACAAATAATAATTAAAAATATTAAAAATATTAATTATTATTTTTTTTTGTTGATTTTACTCATATTTAAAATTCAGTGGGAAAATTACGATTATTACCACGAGTGACTAAAAAGTTGTATTGGTCTTGAGACATGCATGCGCACCCAGTACTAGAAGTATAAGTGCTAGGGCAGCATTCAGGACTAAATTTATTTTGGGCAAAAAGGAAAAGCTCTCCTTCAGGTAAAGGAATAGGAGTTCCAGTATTATATTGATAAGAATTCAAGTGGTCTGTATTTCCAACTCCTTTAGCATATTTTTTAGCAGCAGTAACCCAAGGAGTCATTGTGTAAGAATCACCGCCCTCCATATCTACATCAGTTCCCTGGAGTGGTTGTCTTACCTGAAAACCCTCAGTTGGTTTCTTATTTTTAGCTCCTCCGCCTAAAACACTATTAGCGGCAGCTGTAAAATGTTCATTAATAGAACCTTTTTCTTTCTTAGCAGCATCTTCTTTCTTTTCTTTATCAAGAGCAGCGGCAATAGGATTTGCCATACCTTCCATTAATAATCCTCTATTCATACAAGCTCCCTTACCGATAAGAAAAGCCAACATTGCAACTATAAGTATAATCATTAATGTATTAGAACTTAATCCAAGGATATTTTTCATATTATACATATTTCTTAGATAAAAAAATAAGAATCTTATAATATGAAAATTTAGATACGCATATTATTGAACTAAATATTGAAAAAATAATTATTTCCTCCTAAATAATAAATAATAAATAATTGAAAATATCTTTCGTATTTGGAATATCTACAATATGTGTTATATTATACAGAACGTTCCATAACATTATTTATAAAACTAATTACAATCGAAAATAAAATAATAAAAACAAGTAAGAAAATTGTCCATGCAACAGCTGCTGCTAATTTCCATCCTAATAGTGCAAGAGTCCATGGTAATCCAGGCATTAAAGCAAAAAATGCCAACCATCCTAGAAGAGTTAAAATACATAAAATTACTATAAATAAAATTGCACCATTAATCGCTTTTTTTAATGCAGCAACAATTGATTGATATACACCAACACCAATAAAAATCGATGTTGTAAAAACACCATTTGATTTTTCTAAAAAACCTTGTAATTGTGATGTTGTCTGCATGTAACTTGTAGAAATATTTTGAAAAATTTTACCTATTGTATCTGTCGAACTACCTGAACCAGTACGAAAATTTGCGATTGCTATACGTAATCCATTTATTGCAGCAAATAATTGCGACATTGATGCACTAATCATAACCATCATATACTGAATTGGTATCATCATAATTGCCATAATATCACTGAAAATATTTTGAATACAAAATGTAAAATTTTGAACAGTATATTCGGAAGCAGTCATATTTGACGGTTTCATTATAAGACCTGCAAACGGCATATTTAGCGGTTTACATCTTTCTTCTGCCCAATTTTTTTTTGTTAATTCACTTGTATTTTGAAGATTTAAATATGTCATTAATAATGCAAAACCGATTAAAATAAATAACGTTATAAAAATAGAACCACCATATCTATCTAAATAACCATTCTTTGTATATACACTATTTATTATACTTGTTAAATTTGTTTTAATATCTGTTTTTATATTTTTTACATCTATATTTATATTTTCTTCAGACATACATATATACTAAATGGATAATTTAGTATATATTTTAATTTATAATTATTTATTTTCTCTTATTTTACATAATTCTCATGATTTAACCAAATGTACGAATCATACGTCCAGGAGGTCCATTCCATGTACTTTCAGCAGTCTTAATACTTCCATCCAAGATATACATTAATGTTACAATTACACCAATCGACTTTTGAATCATATCTTTAATTGCCAAAACCATCTTATGAATTAATAATATGATATTTGCAAATACTTGCATTACAGTACTTATCATATCTCCCATAAAACCTCTCAAATTACTAAACATACTTCTAGAAAATCCACTCGTTTCACCAGCCTTATTCAATGTATCTGATAATATTTGTGTATTAAATAATGATGGCTGCATTAAATTACCCATATAATCTGACTGCATTGTCTGAACACAATATGTAAAATTCGTCATTGTATCATGTCCAAAACTTGAGGCAAATGGCATTACCATCGGATTACATCTATATAATGACCAATTATCTTGTATTTGCTTTTTACCTATTGCTAAAATATTAGCAACATACAATAATATAAACGTAATAACTATAAAAATTGCATATATTAAATCACTTGTCTTCATACTAAAATATATAATTATTATTTTTTAATAATATATTTTTATCATTTTTATTTTTTTATTTTTTTATTTTTTTAATTACGTCTTTTTTTATTAGAACCACGACGTTTTTTACCACCACTGCGTCCTCTTAAACTACCTGCACCTCCTTTTGCACCTCCTTTTGCACCGGTCATTGTTGTTCCTGGCGGCAATTTATTTAATGGTTCAACATTATCACCCTTTGCAGCTTGCTGTTGATTTACACTATTTTGGGCGGCGGCAATCGCTTGTTCATTTGATGCTTGAGCACCTTGATAAGTCGCAGGTGGTGTTGTTACTTCCATTTTACCTGGAGGTGGAGGAGGAACACCGCCTTTCATTTTTAAACGCGATGAACGTTTATGTGAACATTTGCTACATCCTTTACATGAGCATACATTGCAACCAATCATAACACGTGATGTCATCTTACCACGTCCTTTTTTACTACGACAATTTTTACGCATTGATTTTCCTCCACGTTTATTTCTACATCCGCAACTATGTTTACGTCTTCGTGAACCTCCGGTTGCTCCAGGATTGGCTAATTTATTTTGTTCAATATTTCTTTGTTGAGATAATGCTGCAGCCTGAGATGCATCTTTCGGTACACTTGGATCTATTTTAGGTGCAGGAACTGTAATTCCACTTGTATTTGACATTTAATATATATTATAATAATAAAAAAACATATTTTTATAATATTATATTTTGTTAAATATGTAATAAAAATAAAAATATTATAATTATTACATAATATGAACCCTGCTGAACGTTTACAATTAGATAAGCTCATTAAGGTAAATGATGCTGTTGACAATACAGAAAATATTCGTAAATTACAACATAGCGACCATATTAAGGCTGAAGTATTAACATTATTAAAATTAAAGGCTGATTATCAACGTCTTTCAAAAACAAATCCTACCCAATTTGACACGATGTGTGTTAATCGTTGCAATTTTTTATTTAACAATTATACTGATATTTTTAACAAAGTAAAAAAAGATGAAATCGATTTAAATATTCTTTTCCAATTTTTACATGTTTTAAAGCAAATCGAAATTGGAAAGCTTGACCAACATACCGGTTCTTATGAAGTCGGTAAGTTATTAAAAGAAATATATATTGATAGTGCCTTAAAAAAATCTGAACATATTAATAAAAATAATAAAAAAGATAATACTCCTAAAAAGCCAGTTAAAAATATTTCATGGTCAGAATTTAAAGCAAAGAATATGGCAAATTCGAATTCTGTTGAATCTACTATTACGAATGATTCATCTTCTGAAAAATAAAATAAATAAAAAATAAATAAAAAATAATTAAAAAAATATAATTTATATAAATTTATATAAAATTGATTATATATTTGGTATATACATCATATATAATTAATTATCTCCTATTATGAGCAAAATTGTTAAATCTACGAAAAAATCTTCCTCCGACTTTTCTTCAACTAATATTTTAGTTATTGTTGAATCTCCTGCAAAATGTCAAAAAATTGAATCATATTTAGGCCCTGGATATCGTTGTATTGCTAGTTTCGGACATTTCCGACAATTAGATGGTCTTAAATCGATTGATATTAAAAATAATTTTCATCCTTCTTTTATACCGATTGATACTAAACAAACTCAAATAACAAAAATTAGAAAAGAAATACAATCAGCTAGACAAGTTATTTTAGCAACTGATGATGATAGAGAAGGCGAAGCAATCGCATGGCATATTTGTGATACTTTTGGACTACAAGTAGAAACCACCCAACGAATCATATTTCACGAAATTACAAAACCTGCAATACAAGCTGCTGTACAAAATCCAGGAATTATTAATATGAATCTTGTAAATGCCCAGCTTTCAAGGCAAATTTTAGACCTACTTGTAGGATATAATATTTCTCCTCAATTATGGACACATATTTCATCCAATCATAAAAATGCTCTTTCGGCAGGAAGATGTCAGTCTCCAGCTTTACGTCTTGTATATGATAATCAACTTGAAATCAACTCTTCACCTGGTGAAAAACTCTATAACATTGTTGGTTATTTTACAAAACTTAATATACAATATACTTTAAATCATCAATATAAAGATAAAACAAACATAGAAGATTTTATGGAAGATTCTGTTAGTCATAATCACATTTTTGAATGCAATGAACCAAAAAAAGTTACAAAGTCTCCTCCATTACCATTTACTACTAGTTCTCTTCAACAATCCGCTAGTAATGAATTTCATTATTCCCCAAAAGATACTATGACTATTTGCCAAAAATTATATGAAGATGGTTATATTACTTATATGCGTACTGATTGTAGAATTTACTCCGTCGAATTTATTGATAAAGCAAAAAAATATATTACCGATAGTTGGGGTGAAAAATATATTAAAAAAGATATACATAAGATGTCAGGGGGTGATAGCCAGGCTTCCAGTACCAAGGATGGCGGAACTGAAAAGAAAAAGAAAAAAGAAGAATCAAAATCAGGTGTAAAGGCTCAAGAAGCACATGAAGCAATACGTCCCACTGATATTAATAGGAAAACTCTACCGGACACAATGCATCCAAGAGAAATTAAAATGTATGATTTAATTTGGAAAAATACTCTTGAAAGTTGTATGTGTGAAGCAATTTGTAGTTCTCTAACTAGTAAAATTAGTGCGCCAAATAATTACGAATATCGTTATACATGCGAATTAATTGAATTCCCTGGCTGGAAAATTGTAGATGGATATGATAAAGAAAATCCTCAATATCAGTATTTGAGAAATATAAAAAATAAATCTGTGATTCCATATAATAAAATTCAGGCAAAACTTACTATGAGCAATCTTAAATCACACTTTAGCGAGGCTGGTTTAGTAAAAATGTTAGAAGAAAAAGGTATCGGTCGCCCATCTACTTTCTCTAGTCTAATTGATAAAATACAAGAACGCGGTTATGTTAAAAAGGAAGATGTTAAAGGTGTCAAAATAGAATGTATAGATTATGAGCTTATTGGTGAAGAATTACAAGAAATTATTACCGAACGTGAATTCGGAAACGAAAAAAATAAATTAGTTATACAACCAATCGGTATACTTGTTATTGAATTCTTAATTAAATATTTTGATGAATTATTTAAATATGAATTTACTAAAAATATGGAAGATAAATTAGATATTATTGCAAAAGGTGATTATGAATGGTTTAAATTATGTAATGAATGTCTCAATCATATTAATAAATTGACCGACTTATTGAAAGAATCAGGAGTTAAAAAAGAATCAATTAAGATTGATGATTGTCACACATTTACAATTGGTCGTAATGGACCTGTTATAAAATGCGATTTAGGCATTGATGAAAACGGTAAAAAAATTACCGAATTAAAAGCTGTTAAAAGTAATGTTGATATGAATAAATTAAAAAATGGTGAATATAATTTAAATGATATTATAGATGAAAAAGCAACGCGTATGTTAAATCTTAACAGTGGAGGAATCATTCTAGGAGAATATAATAATGAAGAATTAATATTGAAAAATGGAAAGTTCGGTTATTATGTTGTTTGGGGTGAAAATAAAAAATCATTATCTATCCCTAAGAATAAAGATCCAGGCTCTATTAAGTATAATGATGTTGTTAAATTATTAGATGCTGATGCAAATTCTGAAGGCTCTACGTCATCAGGTTTGATACGTCGTTTAAATGAAAATATAAGTATTCGAAAAGGTAAATTTGGTGATTATATATTTCATAAAACATCATCTATGAAAAAACCATCATTCTTAAAACTTAAAGGATTTAGCGAAGATTATAATACATGCGACATTCAATCTTTATTATCATGGATTCAAGAAACTTATAATATTGAGTAAAAAATTATCAAATTTCAATATATTTTGATTTTAATATATTTTGATTTTGATTTTGATTTTAATAAAATAATTTTTATTTTTATAAGGTTATATTATAAGTATAATGGCTCGTGGTCGTAAAAGTAATTCTAGAAAACAGAGAGCTGGTGGTTTTTTTGATGCTATTATGGGTAAAGTACAAGAAACTGATATTGCAAGAGCTGAAGATGATATTCAATCTAAACAGGCTGCTAGAGATAGTAAAATGAAAGAATTATCCGATGCTAACGCTGCTCTCGATGATGCTATTAAAAAAAGAGAAGAGTTGAAGGCTAAAACATCTTCTGCTCCTAGTGATGAAGGTATTAAAGCACCTGTTATGGGAGAACCTGTTGCTCCTGAACCTGAAGCACCTGCACCAATGGAAAAACCTGCTGAACCTGTTGAACCCATTGTTAAAGAAGAACAAGAAGAAGAGGAGGAACAACAATTAAAAGAAGAAGTAAAGGAAGAACCTGTCCCTCTTAATGACGAGGAAGAAGAAAAGAAAAAACTAGAAGAAAAAGGTATGCCTTTAGGTGTCGGTGGTAAAACTAGAAAACGTAAACAAAGAAAAATGCGCAAAACTATGAGAAATGCTCAAGCTCAAGCACAGTCACAAGCACAGTCACAAGCACAAGCATTAGCTGGCGGTGGAAGAAGAAAAACAAGTAAAAGAAATCATAAAACTAGAAAACATAGAGCATTACCTGTTCTTGGTAAAGTCGGTGGCAATAAACATAAAAAACCAATGCTCGTATTAGGACAAACTGGTGGAACTGAAACTCGTAAAAAACCAGTTGCTTTATTCGGTCAAGTTGGCGGCAATAAACATAAAAAACCAATGCTTGTATTAGGTCAAACTGGTGGTAAAAGTAAGAAATTTAAACGTCCGACTCATCCAACTGCTTTATTTGGTCAAACTGGTGGTAAAAGTCATAAACGTTTGCTTGTTTTAGGGCAAACCGGTGGTAAGGCCAAAAAAATGAATAATCTAACTCATCCTACTGCATTATTCGGCCAAATATAAAATCAAAATAAAAATTTAGTCAATAATAAAATAATTTATAATTTTATTTTATTATTTATGGTAATACTAATATTTTTTTACATTCTATATTGAGCTGGAATACGTAATGACAAATCTCTTGCCATTTCATCTCTATAACAGTCAAACTCTAGGGTAAAACTAAAATCAGTATTACTAAAATCAACTAATGTACCATCATGATAACGAAATTTAACCTTTACTTTTGTAAGACGTTCTAGAGGTGGAAAAAATTGAGACATATTTTGTAATAAACCATTTCTTGAATCGAAAAATTGTGAATTTGGAATACCAAGAATAGGAATTTTAGCAAATGCTGCATCTATCATACCATTATATGAGTTATTTATTGCTGAATTAGTTAATCGTGGATATGGTCTCAACTCATCCATATCATTATATTTATCTAATTCCATATAAAAACATGTTTCACCTAAAATAGCAATTCTATTTGGGGCAACAACATCAAAACCACCTACAGGAAGCCAATTATAATCAGGATCACTTACTTGTTTATACTCAAAATTTAGTGGATCTGCATTTGGACCATCTGATATATATATTTCTTTCTCAAAACCTAAATAATAGGGCAACCCCCATTTGGTATTTCTACCATAAAATAATGTATTCGGTGGTAAAACTAAACATTGTTCAGGATATGGTATACCTGTTGCATAATCTTCAATTTTATCAAATAATAATCTAAATGATGATGTCTTATTTCCGAACCAAAATTTCTGACTTACATCATAATAAACTACTACAAAGTTACTATAAGGAGCACCTAAGAAATCTTCAACTGCTTGATTCATACGATTTGTCAACTCATTTGCTAGTTGATTTGGTGTATAAAATCCTTCATCAATTGTTATTGTAAACTGTGTTGATAGTACTTCAAATGTCATCTTAGTATTTTGAAATCTAGTTGTAAATGTATAATTATTTGCTGGAAAATTACATTCAATTAAACGTATTGATTGTACATTTGTTAATTGCTGAGGTAATGTTACTTCAAAATGACTCGCTAGGGGCCAATTATTAACATCTCTATCTTCTGAATGAATTGTAACTAATTTTCTTTCTAATACATATGTTTGTTGACGTTCTATTAATTGTCTATCATTATATAAATTATATGATGGATTCATTATATATTATTAATAATAAAATTTTATATTAGTATCGGATTATTTAACTAAATTTAGTAATTACATCTTTTTTTACTCAATAAATAATAATAATATATTCTATAGGTTAAATAAAAATGAATAATATAAGTGATGTAGATTCTGTTAGTTTTAAATTTAAAGATATATATTACCTTGTAAATGTTAGTTCTTTACTAGCTTTTTTTGGTTTAGTTATTAAATACTTATTTTCAAATATTGTAATAAATGGTGAACAAGGTCCTGCTTTTTCTACGTTAGTTGGTTATACTGTTACTACTATTTCTCTTGTAGGTATGTTACTTGCAGTGGTTTCTTATTATTTTAAAGTAAAAGAAAATCCAAAATGTATCAGTGTATATCCAAGTATTTTGCAAATTATTGGAACAATTATTTTATTAATTGTTATTATTTATCAAAATACTGCATTTAGACAAGGTATTAATGAAAATAAAGTATCCCCTGAATTTTATAAATTTTCAACATACTCTACTATTCTTATTTTTGTTCAAGTAGTATTGATTTTTACTTACTTACAAAATAATATGTATTGTTTGCAAAAATGCGCACCTAAAAATCCTGCTCTTTCTACTGGTGTTCTATACTTAAGTATGATTCTTTTTGTTATTAATTCACTTGTTGTTGGTATTATGGAAGTCATTTTACGTTTGTTTTCCACATGTGGATAATTATAATTATTATAAATTATTTCAACATATGCATATACACTAATACATAAAGTAAAATTATAAATTTTTTGAATTATATAATTTTACATTTTTTTTATTTTTTCATAATCTGTACATTTTTCATAATCTGTTAGTTTGGTTTTCTTATATCCCTACTACCGCTACCATTACTATTGCTACCGCTACTACCGCTATCCCTACTACCATCCATTGCTACCACTCAATTATAATAAATTACACATTATAAAGAAATAAATTTGTAAGTTAACCCATAATTTATTGGATTTTCCCATAATCCTGAAATCTTTAATATTAAATCAAAATTCCGTTTTTTATCATTTACTTCAGGATATAATTTAAATGAACCTGTTTCTATTTGATTTTTTAGATTATATAAACATTCTTTGTTTTTAATATTATATTTCTCCAAAATACATCTTTCTATATTTATTATATTTTCTATTACATCTTTATTCGCCTCAACATCATAATAAACAATATTTTTATTATATTGCTTATCAATATTCCCTATTTTAATTGGAATCAAAACATGAATACCATTAAAAACAATATCAGGTGTTGAATACAATATTCTAACAAACTGACTATCTGTTATCATTGTATTTTGTATTGGCTCATTAAAATAAATATAATTTGTATTAAATTTTGTTATATTTATATCTATTAATTTCATATTTAATCTATATTATTACTTATTATGTTTTTAAGTATTTCTTTCATTTTTCAATTATGATTTTTTATTCAATTCATCATAAAAATAGTTAAAGCTTTACGTTTTATATTTACATATTACACTAAAATATTAATTATTTCATGAAATTTTTTGAAACTCATTTTGAAGAATATGTTAATTCCAATAAAAAATATTCAATACATCCAAAGCTTAATAAATTATATGATTCTTTCCCATCATCTATTTCTGATTTAAAAAATTTAATTTTCTATGGCCCTAAAGGGGTCGGTAAATATACTCAAGTTTTATCATGTATAAAAAAATATAGTAATAGTGATTTAAAATATGAAAAACGTCTTACTGTTACATTTGATAAAGAACAATTTATGTTTAAAATAAGTGATATACATTTTGAAATTGATATGTCTTTACTCGGTTGTAATTCAAAATTACTTTGGAATTCTATTTATAACCAAATTATTGATGTTGTGTCTGCAAGAGTTGAACCATATGGTATCATTGTATGTAAATATTTTCATAAAGTTCACAGCGAATTACTTGATACATTTTATAGTTATATGCAATCTTTACATAACATCAAAATAATATTTATTTTAATTACCGAACATATTAGTTTTATTCCTGATAACATTTTGAATAATTGTCAAATTATTAATATACCTAGACCTTCGGTTACTTATTATAAAAAATGTATTAACAATAAAACACCTTATGTAGTAAAAAAAGATAATATAACTGGTATTACTAATATTAAAAATATTAATGCAAATATTACTCAATTAATGAATCCGCATGAAACTGTTTGTAATGCAATTATTGAAAATATTAAAAAACCTGATGATTTAAAATTTCTCGGTTTCCGTGATTTATTATATGACATTTTAATTTACGATTTAGATATAGGTGATTGTATTTGGTACATTTTAATTAAACTTATTGATGAAAAATTATTATTAGATGAAAATATTTCAAATATATTATTAAAAACATATACTTTCCTACAATATTATAATAATAATTATAGACCCATATACCACTTAGAAAATTATATGTATAATCTAATAAGTACCATTCATGGATATAAAAAATGCAATTAATATTCTAGAACTAAAAAATAACTTTAATATGGATGATCTTAAAAAAAATTATAGAAGATTAGCTTTGAAATTTCATCCTGATAAAAATGAAAATTCAATTGATTCAACTGAAAAATTTAAAAAAATTAATGAAGCTTATATTTTTCTTTCTACATATATGAGTGAAAATGGAAATATTGAATATAACGCAGAATATCATGCAGAATATGATGGTTCATTTAATTATTCAACTATTTTTCAAAATTTTATTAATTCTCTTATTCATAATAATAACAATAATGATACAAAGAAAAGTGTTATTCAAAAAATAATAAAAATAATTGTTAATAATTATCAAAATATGTCATTATTAATGTTTCAAGATCTAGATAAAGACATAGCATATAATATTTATGAAATTATTACAACATATCATAAAGAATTACATATTGATGAAGACAAATTACAAGAATTTACAAGAATTATGAAAGAAAAAATGCATAATGATGATATTATTGTTATTAATCCATCATTAAATGAATTATTTGGAGAAAATAATATATGGGTTTTAAAACATGAAGATAAAACATATTATATTCCTTTATGGCACACTGAATTATATTATAAGATTGATGAAACTAGAGATCTAATAATTAAATGCATCCCAAATATACCTTCTCATATTTATATTGAAGCAAATAATGATATATATGTTGATATACGTATGAAAATAAATGAATTATTTGAAAAGAAAAAATTAGAATTTAACTTAGGGCCTGTACATTATGAAATATTAGCATCTGATTTATTTATTAAAACAAATCAAACTTATGTTTTTAAAAATAAAGGAATACCTGTTATTAATACAAAAAATATTTATGATATATCAAATAAATCTTCTGTGTATGTTAATATTGAACTATTATTATAATCTATAATATGATATCATTATTTCCAAACGAACAGATTATGGAAAACATACAGATTATGGGAAATGATTCAGGGATTTTTATTGTATTATTTTTTATTTATCGTCTTAATAAAAAATATTAGTTGTTATTATTTATTATCTATTAACATTTGATTATATAACAAATTATTTTTCAGGGATTTTTAGGAGAAAAAATGTATTATAATAATAATACATAAAAAGTCCTATTTTTTATGTATTATTATCCTTATGAATTATGGTAATGATATTTTTTATAATAATAATTTGTATAGTGTGGGATTTTTAGGAGAAAAAATGTATTATAATAATAATACATAAAAAGTCCTATTATTTTGTATATTATTATCCTTATGAATTATGGTAATGATAATTTTTATAATAATAATTTGTATCATGTGGGATTTTTAGGAGAAAAAATGTATTATAATAATAATACATAAAAAGTCCTATTATTTGTATATTATTATCCTTATGAATTATGGTAATGATAATTTTTATAATAATAATTTGTATCATGTGGGATTTTTAGGAGAAAAAATGTATTATAATAATAATACATAAAAAGTCCTATTATTTTGTATATTATTATCCTTATGAATTATGGTAATGATAATTTTTATAATAATAATTTGTATCGTGTGGGATTTTTAGGAGAAAAAATGTATTATAATAATAATACATAAAAAATCCTATTTTTTATGTATTATTATCCTTATGATTTATGATAATGATATTTTTTATAATAATAAATTGTATCGTGTGGGATTTTTAGGAGAAAAAATGTATTATAATAATAATATATAAAAAATCCTCGACAATAATAACAAAAAAATGTAAATTTATGGTTTAAAATATATATAAATGATATATAATCTTAAGATTGAATATCATTTATAATTTATTGAAGTATTTTATAATATTATAACGATACTAAAAATGAATGTAATCAATTCTTTTTTCAAATTTTCAAATAGGATTTTCAAAAATGGACAAAAATAAAATGTCCATTTTTGATTTTTGAATATTAATAATAGAAAAAAACGTTAAAAAAGTGATTGTGACCATAATGCTCTAAATTCCATTTTTTGATTGAAATTTTTGTTACGATATTTTTTTTATATATTTTATAATTTTTTTTGGCATTTTTTTTGTCATCATTTGTCATTATTATATGAATGACACAAAAAATGCCATTCAAAAAAATATAAGTATAAAATATTTTTTCGCATATATTATGGTAATAATTTTATGTAATTATATAAATTTATTTATTACGATATTATAAAATGATGACAAAAAAATGCCAAAATAATAATGAATGAATTGAATTATTTTTTTAATTTTCAAATGGGATTTTCAAAAATGGACAAAAATAAAATGTCCATTTTTCATTTTTGAAAATTAATAATAGAAAAAAACGTTAAAAAAGTGATTGTGACCATAATGCTCTAATTTCTGTTTTTTGATTGATTTTTTTGTTACGATATTTTTTTTTCAAAAAAATAAATATTAAAAAAAAACGATTTCGGCATTTTTTTTAGTTAGTATAATTAGTATAAAAATACTAACTAAAAAAAATGCCAAAAAATGCCGATTTTTATAAAATAAAAAATACTCATGGTATATGCTTTAATTTATAAATAATTAAAATATTTATTGTTACCATTAATAAAAATCCTAATTTATTACTAATAAAAAAAAATGCCGAAAAAAATGTCGATTTGTATGGTTTAATATTTTAATTTATAATAAATTATTTTATTATTGTATTACATGTATAATTTTTATATGTAAACCTATATATTTACACTGATAATAACATTGTTTACATTGATTATTTTTTTTAATTTTCAAATGGGATTTTCAAAAATGGACAAAAATAAAATGTCCATTTTTGATTTTTGAATATTAATAATAGAAAAAAACGTTAAAAAAGTGATTGTTACCATAATGCTCTAATTTCTGTTTTTTGATTGATTTTTTTGTTACGATATTTTTTTTAATATTTTATAATTTTTTTTGGCATTTTTTTTGTCATCATTTGTGATTGTTATATGAATGACGCAAAAAATGCCATTTTAAAAATGTAAATATAAATAAATATTTTGTTATGGTTTATGATAATAACATTATAATATATAATAACCATAATTATTACGATGTTTAAAAATGATGACAAAAAAATGCCATTTGATGACAAAAAAATGCCAAAATAATAATGAATGAATTGAATTATTTTTTAAATTTTCAAATAGGATTTTCAAAAATGGACAAAAATAAAATGTCCATTTTTCATTTTTGAATATTAATAATAGAAAAAAACGTTGAAAACGCGATTGTGACCATAATGCTCTAAATTCCATTTTTTGATTATTTTTTTTGTTACGATATTTTTTTTTTAAATTTATATATTAAAAAAAAATGATTTAGGCATTTTTTTTGTCATTAATATAATAATGACAAATGATGACAAAAAAAATGCCCAAAATACTGAATGTTATTATTGTAAAATTTGTAACTTTACATGCAGTAAGAAAAGTAATTTTAACAAACATTTATTAACACGCAAACATAGTAAATATAATGAAATAATGACAAATGATGACAAAAAAAATGCCATAAAATATATTTGTGAATGTGGGAATATTTACTCATATAGACAAGGTTTATTTATTCATAAAAAAAAATGTTTTATTAATATTAATGAAAAAAAAAATATTCATGATAATAACAGTGATAATGAATTGATTAAAAATATAAATAATACAAAAGATATAATTAATAATTTAGATTTAAAAAATATGTTTATTGAAATAATTAATGAAAATAAAGAACTAAGAAAAATAATGTTTGATCAACAAAAACAAATAAATGATTTAATACCTAAAATTGGTAATAATAATAATTCAAATAATAATACAAATTGTAATAATAATACATTTAATTTACAACTTTTCTTGAATGAAACATGTAAAGATGCTATGAATCTTAATCAGTTTGTTGATAATATTAATATTACGATGGATGATTTAAAAAATACTAAAAATAATGGGTTAGTCCAAGGAATTACTAATATTATTATACGTGGATTAAAAGAATTAGAAGTTCATGAACGTCCTATTCATTGTACAGATTTGAAGCGTGATACCTTATATATTAAAGCAAATGAAAAATGGATGAAAGATGAAAACAATGAAATGTTTAAAGAAACAATTGAAGAAATTATTGAAAAAGAACAAGACGCTTTAAACATGTGGACTGATGCTCATCCGGACTGGGATAAAATTCCTCATTTACAAGATGAATATGTATTAATGGTAAATCGTATGTATCAACCAGTGATGCAAGATGAAAAGAAAGAAAAGAAAATTATTCATAACATTAGTAAGGAAGTATATATTCAGAAATAAATATAAAAATATTGGCATTTTTTTTAGTTAGTATAATATTACTAATAAAAAAATGCCAAAAAATGCCAAAAAATGCCAATTTAATTTGTTAATTATTATAAAGCATATATGCGTTTAATAATAAATAATATAAAATATACATATTACGATAATCTAAAATACTAACAAATACTAATAAATACTAACAAATACTAACTAAAAAAAATGCCAAAAATATTATAATATTTCTGATAAATAATATACAATAAAAAATATTATTGTATATTATTATTATTATTATCTATTTTTTATCTAAGCATCTTTCTTTACAATACGTTTTACAACAGTTTTCTTTACAGGAGCAGGTTCAGAAGCAGCAGCAGCAGCAGGAACAGGAGTAACTGGAGCTTCAACTTTTACAACAGGCTTAGGTTCAGATTTTACAGTAACTGGCTGTGATACTTCTTCTTCATCATCAGTATCCTGAGTAACTGTTACATCACAGTTGTCACTATCATCACAAACTTCTTGTGAAGAAACCTTCTCTTTTTCATCAGCAGAAAGCTTAATATGACACTTTCCTTTAAGAGTTGGCTTTGGCTTAACAACAGCCTGGAATAATTTCCATGTGACACCGAACTTTCCATTTGCAAACCAAATTCCACCGCATTGCATAACAACAGCAACATTTGTACCTTTTGGAATAATATCAGTAGGTAATAATTGAGGATTAGTAGGGTCAGGAAATAATGTGCGTCCATTAACATCGTAAAGTTCAACCTTCCATTCTCCTTCCCAAATAGGAACTTTAAGACTGAGAGTAGGATTTTTCTTCATATCAGGCTCACCGTCAGCACCCTTTGCATAATGAAGCATAGGATTCCAAAGAACATTAATAGCTTCCATACTCATAGAAGTTTTTCCGAACCATTCCTTTTGATTAGCGAGAGCATCATTTTTAATACGAGTTTCAAACTTTTGCATATTTTCAAAGAATTTCATAGTAGCAGGAGTTCTATATTCTTCACCAGGAAATTGGAGAGACATGGTATATGAAACACTTCCAGTTTTCTTATCAGTAAACTCACTAATACCCCAAGTAAGCATAAGAGGGGTTGAAATATAAGTAACACCATTCGTAGAACTATTTAAAATACCAACACTCTTTCCACCAGCTTGGTTCACCTTGGGCTTAGAATATCCAATATCAGTCAAAGGGTTAAAAGTTTCTCCATCCAAAATTTCCTTCTTGGCAGAAGAATCACGCTTAGTAGTTTGCTTGCTCATTGTTGGTTGTTGTGTTGTTTTTGTTTGTACTTGTGTAAACATGTAATAAGGATAATACATTTATCTTTACATCAATTTTTTTTTAATTAATATAAAAAATAATTAAATAATGAAAAAATAAAAAATAATGAAAAAATAATGAAAAAATATTTAGTTTATATTTTATCTAACAAATATAACAAATATAAAAAATATAAAAAATATTTTATTACTATTATTATTATTACGTATTATGGTAATAATTAATAGTAAAATGTCATTAAATAACAAAAAAATAAGATATAAAAAAATATTATTATAATATAATAGTAATATGACTGAGTTAAATGAAAATATAATAATAACAAATAATCAATCGTTGTCAATAATGGTAACAATGAATAATCATGTATTTGAAGATAATCCAAATCAAGATATTCAAAATTATGATAATGATATAATGTCTCCTAAGAATCCGGTTTCAAATAAAAAAAAGATAAATGGAATTCGTAAAAAAAAGAAGGAGACGAATGAAATAAATCAGCCGAGTAATAAAATAGAAAATAACAAATCAACAGATTATGAAAAAAGGACAGATTATGAAAATGATAATGATAATGATAATGAAAATGAAAATCAAATTAATAATGAAAAATGTAAAAACAGCAAAAAAAAGGTAAATGAAGACGAGGATATAACGATAAAAAATTATGAATTAATTAAAACGAAAAAATATAAATTAGATGAATTAAGAAGTCTTTGTTTAAAATTTAAACTGCCGAAATCAGGAACGAAAGAGGTATTAATAATGCGTTTATATAAGTATTTTAAAGATTCTGTGAGTGTTTTAAAAATACAGCCAATAATAAGAGGTTTTATACAACGTTCTTATAATAAATTGCATGGTCCAGCATATTTTAATCGTTCGTTATGTTTAAATGACAGTGATTTTTTTACAATGGATTCGATGAATGAAATACCTGAGTATCAATTTTATAGTTTTAAAGATATAGATGGTTTCATATATGGTTTTGATATATGTTCTCTTTACAATTTAATAATAAAGGAAACACCTGAGAATGCAAAAAATCCATATAATAGAAACCCAATTACTATAAAAACAATGCAAGATATAAACAAGTTATTATATATTTGTACTCTTCGTAAATTACCATTAGATGTAATTATTAAGACAGATGTTTTAGATCCCAAAAAGAAAATGGAATTAAAAATACTTGATTTATTCCAATATATCAATAGTTTAGGTAATTATTCACACCCTGAATGGTTTACAAGTTTAAATCGTTTACAAAAAGTACGTTTTCTAAGAGAATTAATAGATATATGGGATTATAGAGCTCAATTATCGAATATTCAAAAAATTCAAATATGTCCACCAGTAGGAAATCCTTTTATTGGAATAAATTATTTTATGAGTTATGTAAATAATTATTCAGATGATAATGTTGTTTCTTATATAGTTGATATAATGGAAAATATTGTAAGAAATGGATTAAATAATGATAGTAAATGTTTAGGAGCATTTTATATACTAGCTGCACTAACATTAGTAAACACTGATGCTAGAAATGCTTTACCGTGGTTATATGAATCAGTAATGTACAATCCAAATTAGTATATAGACCTTATTTTGAATATTTGAATTCGTTGTTTAATGAATTAGTTTAAATTTAGGGAAATCTACACCACAAATCATGCAAATAAATTACTAATAATGTAAATAATATATTATATGTCTAAACATACTTAAAAAGACAACACATATAAGTGTATATACAATACAATGGCAAGAAAGACTTCCACTACTACTACTCCTGTTTCCGTTTCCGCTCCTTCTGTAGCTGCTGCAACTGCTTCAACTACTTCTAAGCCCAAGGCTGTAAAGTCCAGTAAGACTGACGCTCCTGCTGCTTCAACCAAGACTGCTGCTCCCACTCCTGTTGCTGCTTCTACTGAGGCTTCCGAGTCTTCTGATGCTGCATCCAGTGTTGGTGCTCTCTTTACTGAATTTTCTAATAAGCTTCAGGCAACCAGCGCCAGTGTTGCTTCTCTTCGTAGCGACTTTAAGGCTCTTGAGCGCCAGGTTGCTCGTGAGCTTCGTGCTGCACAGAAGGTCAACCGTCGTAAGCGCAAGGTTACCAACCGTGCTCCTTCAGGTTTCGTAAAGCCTACCCTTATTTCTAAGGATTTGGCTGAGTTTCTTGGAAAGCCTGTTGGTTCTGAGTTAGCTCGTACTGAGGTTACTCGTGATATCAACGCTTACATTCGTCAGCACAATCTTCAGGACAAGGAGAATGGCAGAAAGATTAATCCTGATGCCAAGCTTCGTGCTCTTCTTCAGCTTAAGAAGGGTGATGAGCTCACTTACTTCAATCTTCAGAAGTACATGTCTCCTCACTTTGCCAAGGCAGGAAAGACCGAGACTGCATCTGCTTAAATAAAAAATCGAATAGATTATAAAGCAAATGCAATACCAAAAAATTAAAAAAACCAAAAAAAATATAAAATTCAAAAATAAATAAAAAACATAAAATTAAAAAACCAAAAATTAAAAAACCAAAAAAAATATAAAACCCAAAATGGGAATTATATTTTTATATTTATAAATTCAAATACTTATTCTAGATATATTACATAATAATACAACATTTTTTTTGATGATTATCATTGTTAGTATGTTTATGATATACTGGTGAAATAACTTCATGTTGTCTAGGAGTGTTTGCATATTTATTTATATTACCTGTATTATTAGCTGTGGTTGAATCATAAAATACAGGTGCTGATGCTTTTTCATTAATACCTTTTAATGAAATAGGCTGTCCAATATATACAATATCATCATAATGATTTTTACTTTGTTCACATATACAATAATAATTATTTGAACAAGTATATAGAATTTTACCTTTACAATCAGAACATAAAAATGATGGATCGATTTTTTTATGATATTCTTTGTATTTAGGTTTTTTATTTTCATTTGTTTTTTTATTTTCAATAAATTTATTTCTTCTTTCTTTTCTTTCTTTTTTACGATTTTCATAGTCATGAATATTTATTTTTAGTACTTCATTTGTAATAAATGAATCATTTAAACTTAAACTATGATGAGGTATACGATTATATGTTTGGGTTATATTTATATCACTTGGTAAAGGTTTCATTTTTAATATTTGTTATTATAAAAATTATTTATTTCAATTATAAAAATAAATAATTATAATATTTTTTCATTTTTTTTTCATTTTTTTATAAAAAAATTAAAACCAGTTTCCTGAACTAACATCAGCAATAGTTTCAGCACCGTGAATGATAGTTTCAGCTCCTTCAACAGCAGCACCAAGATAATTATGATGTTCAATGTCAGCAACAACATATCCTAAATCGTTAATAGTATTGCAACCATTACCAATAGCACCACCGATATGAGAACCGATCTCAACAGCTTCGTGAACAATATTCAAAAAATGCATTATTATAATATAAGTAAATAATATATTTTTATATGTAAATATTACTGAATATGTAAAATTTACATAAAAAAATTTGTGAAATCAATTTCAAAGAATTTCATACTATACTAATTTGTCATAAATATGAAATTCTCCTTTTCCATAATATGTATCAACGCTGATTTCATAATTGGACCATTCATTATTTTAATTTTATCATAATTTTTTAAATATTTAAATGTTGATAAATCAAATAATGTAGATATCGAATATAATTCAATAGTATCTATTTTTATTATTTTTGATTTTTCTAACCATGTATAGAAGTCGTCATTCGAAGTTTTATTTAATTCTTTGTATTTTTTTAATAATTTATATGAATTGAATATAGTTGTTATTATATTGTACTCATTATTCTTATCGTTATTTTTATTATTTTTGTCTTTATTTTTATCACTTTTTTTTTCTTTATTCTTATCCAAATTCTTATCCAAATTTTTATCATCTTTACATACTTGGATATCTAAACCCAAAATATTATTTTCAATATTAGCTGTACAAATATTATAATCTGTACCTGATAAAATACATATATTTTTAAAATCTTCCATCGTAATATCAAGAATCTTTAATATTTCTTGTAAATCATACATAATAACTGACTCTGTAGTTAAACTTAGATATCTAAGAACTCTTGGACAACCATAAACAAACATGTCCATATCTTCGCTTAAACATGCATATACCTTATGTTTTAAAACAAATTTTGCACATAAAATATCAGCTTCTCCTGGGGCTTCAAAATAAGTGACACCATATGCCTGAAATAAACTCTTGACATTTTGAATATTTTCTTGATTTATTGTAATAAACTGCTTCTTTAATTTATCCATTGTCGATTCAATCTCCAACTTATCTTGCTGTGATAATTCTTCACCTTTTTCAGTGTTAGATGTTTTTAAAATATTATTCAATCTATTATATTCTTCCTTTGCTGTCTTTTTTACCTTTTTTCTTTGTTCAATAGTATCTTGCTTTTCAACTGGTGGCTTTCCATCAAATATGAAAATAGGTTTAATATTATAATGACGAAAGAAGGAAATCATTAAATAAAAGTTTTCAAGTAATGCATTCTCGCCAATATATTTATACATATATATACTTGTATCAACTGCTATACTTTTACCTGATAATTCTTCTAATGATATCTGCTTGATTGCATTTGGACACTTCTGTTGAAGAAATCTATTTAACATACGAATACCCATTTTTTACCTTAAAACCTATATCTTCTAAAATAACTTTATAAATTCTTTGATACCTAATATATATACTATACGATAATCAATTTTAAATAAATTACATAATTAATATATTATAAATTTAATATATAATATATTATATAATATTATTATAAATTTAATATATTATAAATTACATATAAAAATTCTCAAAAAATGATAAAATAATAACTATATTAGACCTACCTATATTTGATTATCCAAACATTGTCATACGAGTAGTATTTAACATATATTCACAATTATCAATTAATTTTTTTGAATGATGGCTCGAATTATTTGATACAATATTTTCATGATAAGTTATCAATTTTTCAGAATATTGTATTGTATTTATTATAGTTTTATTTTGATAATATTCTTTAAAAAAGGAAACTAAATGCAAGACATTCTCTTTTGTATGAGTAAATTGAATAACATTTTTATTATTCTTTTTACACCACATAATAAAATTATTAAAATTTGAAATCAAAATATAAGTTAAAATATAGTAAGCGAATACATTGGTATTTTCTTTATAAAGCATATTTGTGGTAGTGCATGATTTATCATTATTAGATGTTACAATTTCATAATCTAATCCCATATAATTTAATATTTTTACGGTTTGATATGCTGAAAATAATATTTCTTCATTTAATATTTTATAAAAGCATTTAATACATTTTTGTTTTTCATATAATTTATTTTTTATAGAAATTTCCATTTTGGATGATTTTGTAATTTTTTTTGAACCACTTTTTTTAGTCTTATTTAATGATCGTTGTACATCATTTTGAATTGTATATTTTCCATTATTAGAAAAATAACATTTAAACATAATGAAAATAATTCTAGCCCAAAATTCGCAATATGTTTCATACATTCTAATATCACTTGGTATACAAAAAACTTTTTTTAATTCTTTAATTGGCTCTTTTATATCTACAACTGCAAAATCAAGACTAAAATTATGCATTGTTTCATGTATAAAAACTTTAAACCATTCTTCTTTTCTGTAAACAACTAATATGCTATCTTTTTCACAAACGGTTGAAAATCCTCCATTTACTTGATCAATATCAAGAACAGTAATATTATCTTTTGGTAAAATACGTTTAAATTCAGTAAGATAAAAATAAATATTTAATGTTTTTACGCATTTACTCGATGAATAAATGTTTGTCATATATAACCAAATATATACACGCATAGCATAATTTTTATACTCTTCAATTGTCAATCCATTTTTATTTTCATCAAATAATACAAAATGAATTATTATTTTTCTATTTGAAATAACAAAATTAAATTGTAAATCATATTTGCAATTCTTTTTTAAAAAATTTTTAATTTCGGTTGGTACATAATTACTATGGGTTATATCATCACTTGGAATATTACTTTTTTTATCTATTTTTATTATTTGTGGTTCAAAATTAATTTCATTATTATTTAATTTGTCTTCCATATCATGTAATCCATCTGATATATTATCATATAATGTAAAAATAAAATTATTCACTTCATCATTACATGGTTGTAATAAATCTAAATTATTTTTATCATTTTGTAATATTAATTTTATTTTTCTATTTACATCTATGATAGACATAGTATATTATATATTGTAAATATAATATATTATAATTCTGATGTATAGATTGAATATTCAAAGGTGTATAATTTTTAATTTTCAGAGCGTATTTTTGCCCTAATTTTCATTAATTCTTTAAAAGTTTTTGGCGTTTTCCCATTATTATAATATGTTAATTTTGCATTACGTGTTAATAATAATACTTCAGCCAAATTATCATTTTGACTAAACTTGGCATTTAATGCATCTTCTAATACATTTGAATTACGTCCATTAAAAAAATCAGGGTCTATATTTACATTATCAGGACGCAATGTAACATTTTTACCATTGTATTTTCCTTTTCCTGTTTTACTTCCTGCAATTTTTGCAAGTTCAGGATTTTCACATATTTTTGAATACAAGTTAGATTCATCGTAATATTTACTCTTCTTATGACTATCCATCGTAAATAATAAGTAAAAATCAGGATTATATTTTTTAAATTTATTTGCATTATAATAATGCTCTACGCTGATCCAACGATGATTATCTAACATAAAAGGTTGTTGCCATTGATTTGATAATTTTTTACGCCAATTTTTATTACTTGCTAATGGTAAATACATTGTATGATCACTATATTTTCCATTTTTAGCAATAACTTCACACATAGCTTCTCCTGGGAAAGGTCTTGACATTGCTTGGTCATGTATCATAAATACGGTTTTCGGATTATATAATGATTCCATACCAACAATGTCAACAATCTCTTCATCAAGTTCATTTGATGTTTTAGAACCGCCTTTTTGTAATCCTAGTTCTTCATTAAATTTTCTAAATTGAGGAATATGTTGATATACTCCGCTCATGCGTTCTAAACAGCGATTTACAATCTGTAATTTTACATAATAAGGTATTTCTCCAAAAGTAAATATTTTTGCATCTCTATATGTTATTAAATTATAATGTACACCTCCATGATCTGCTAGAATATAATAATCAGGATTAAAATCAGTTATTTCCTCTTCAATCTCAGATGGCTTACTTGATTGTCGTTGTCCTTGTCCTTGAGTTAATAATTTTTCTCCTTCAATATTTTCTAATTTATGTGCAATTCCACATGTAATAATATTGGATTTTTCAAATGGCTTACGTTCCGCCTCTTCATATTGGTCACGTGATATAATAATTAATTTAATATTAAGAACTTGTTCTAAAGTAGAAATAGCCCATTCATCCGCATAATATAAATGAGTATTCATTACATCTTTTAACATTTCAATATTTTTAACTCCTTTCATAAATTCAACATCAATCATAAATGACTTTGTTGCTTCAATTTGTGCTTTTAATTCATTATGAAGTTTTATATTTTCATCTGATTGGGCTTTTAATGCAACTTTTTCCTCACGTGATAAAGATTTATTGAATTTTTCTCTAATCGATGTATTATCAGCAACTAATTTTTTAATAGAAGATGCTGCTGTTTTTAAAGCGTCATTAAACATATTGTATCTTTCCAAATAAGTTTCGAATTGTTTTCTAGATACTCGATTTGATACCTGTTTTCGTAATTCAATAACAGATGTATTTATCCCTACTGATTCAAGTGCGGTTTTAATGGTATTATATAAGCAATCACCATCAGGTTGAATATTAACTATATTAAAATTATTATTTTGATAATAAGTTTGAATCCATGGTTGACCTTTTATTTCTTTATATGCTTTAATTTCAGAAAGAGCCTGTTCTAATGTTTGTAAAGGAATATAAATATCTTTTACTTTTTTGGTCTTTTGAATTAATTGTTGTTGAACAGATTTTTTAACTTCTTCAGTATCTTCTTCGGATTCACTTTCTTCTTCTTCAGACTCAGTTTCTTCACCTTCTCCTTCTTCACCTTCTTCACCTTCTTCACCTTCTTTTTGTGTAACTTTTGCTGCTTCTTCTTCTTTTCTAATTTTTTCTGATTCTTTTTGTAATCTTTCACTTTCTTTTTTAGCTTTTGATTCTTCAAGAGATGGTAATCTAATAGCTGTTCTAATTAATTTTTCATTTGTAAAAGAATATAATAATGGTGCGTTTAATTTTGACAAATCCAAATCATCATCATTATCTAAAAGAGTTGGAATATTATTTTCTAATACTTCATAAATACCAATTTGAGAAACAACTTTTTCATTTTTCATTAAATAAATAGGATAAAATACAACTTGGTTTGATTGAGCAAACGTATAATTAGGTTGTCCAATACAAATAACAGTTGCAATTCCTAAAACATTTGCTTCATATATAGGTGCATCATAATTTATATCTACATTATCAATTGTTTTTATTTCAGGATAATTAATAGTTGGGTCTAATTTTGAACGAACCATAGTATATTAAATATGAATATTAATTTTATATTATTACAATGTTAAAGATAATAAATTAAAAATAAAAAAATATAACATAATATAATTTAATATTATGTTAGTATCATGTGAAATAATGGGAGGGCTAGGAAATCAAATATTCCAAATATTTGCCACAATAGCATATAGTATTCGTCATAATTTTAAATTTGTATTCCCATATAAAAAACGTAATGTAGATACAAGAATGTCGTCACTTTACTGGGATAATTTATTAAAGCCATTAAAAATATTTACAAGCAATGGATTTTTAAATGGTAATATGTATAAAGAGCCGTATTTTAAATTTGCTAACATTCCAAATTTTTCACATATAACAAATACACTTATATTAAATGGATATTTTCAAAGTCATAAATATTTTGAAAGTGAATATAAAGAAATATGTAAATTAATTCATCTTGAATTTCAACAAAATAAAATTCGTGAATTATTTCCAAATGATTATGATAATACAGTTAGTCTACATTTTAGAATAGGTGATTATTCAAATTTAAGTGAACATTATCCTGTAATGCCGATTTCATATTATTTAAATACGCTTCATTCACTTATTGAAAAAACAAATAGAGATGATTGGAATATATTATATTTTTATGAAAAAAATGATGAAGCACGAGTTCATGTTATGATAAGTATAATGAAAACCAAATTCCCAAAATTAAAATACACGCCAATAAATCATAATTTGGAAGATTGGCAACAGTTATTAGCTATGAGTTGTTGCCAACACCAAATAATAGCAAATAGTAGTTTTAGTTGGTGGGGTGCTTATTTTAATGCAAACCCATCAAAAATAGTATATTATCCAAATGTGTGGTTTGGTCCAGCTTCAAGTCAACATGATACAAGTGATTTATGTCCTGAAAGTTGGATAAAAACAAACATACGTTGATTTCAATATTCTATAATTTTTTGTAATATTCTAATAATTTATGTACTTTATTATGATTACCTTGTGCATTAAATGCAGAATCATTATGAATTCTATGTTTAATTAATATTTCATGACAATTATACATTTTTATTCCTTTACTTCTAAGATGTAACCATAAATCATAATCTTCAACACCATCATTTTCAGAATTCCAATAAGCATATTCCTTTTTTATAATGCAACTGGAATTAATAATAGGATTAACAGTAAAAAAATTAAAATCGCTAATATCATTTAAGGGAATATTTGGGATAATACCATTAAGTCTTTCTCCAAAATAAATACAACGTCCTCCAACAACATCATAATTTTGTAAAAAAGGAACTTGTATAGATAATTTATTTGGTTGCCAAATATCATCAACATCTAATAATGCAATATAATTATAATTACAGTATTTTATCATTATATTCAATGTATTTGACTTACCTTTAATGTTGTAAAAGTCAAATAATTGTATTTTATTTCTTAAATTTATATGAGAATATTTAGAATCATTTATAAAGTTATTGATAGAGTATAATGCTTTTTTATAAATATCAGAATTTTCAGGATGACCATTAATACCGATGAATAGTTCCCAATCTTGAAAAGTTTGATTAATAACAGAACTTACAGATTGATCAATATATTCAATACCATTATAAATAGGAATTAAAATACTTATCATATTACTTCTATAATAAATAATATGATATAAATAAATTGTTTTTATACTTATTCAAATACTTATTCAAATACTTATTCAAATACTTATTTTACAACAATAATCTTTGAAAAAGAAACCAGTTATCATAATTTTGATTATTTTCTTTATATAAAGAAAAGTTTTTTGTATCAGAAAATATGCAATCTACTAAAATAATTTGGTCATCTTTTACAAGTAAGCGATTATCAAAATATAATTTAAGTTTTTCATCATATGTTGAACACCACCAATTAATTTTATTTTTATGAATAATAAAGAATCCACCAGCAATACTTATTTGATTATAGGGAATATCAACAATTGGAACACCATTTGAATTTTTATTAATTATGATAGAATATAAATAATCCATAAAATTGTTATTATTATTGACGCAACTATAATGAATTTTATTTTTATCAAAAGATTCTAATTTATTTGGATTAGGCCAATTTTTAATTTTAATAGTATTTAAATCATTTAGTCTATTACGGAAATAGCCAATATCACACCATCCGTAAAATTCAGTATCAAAATATTTATTATTTACAGTTTCTTTAACAAACCATACTTTTTCGCTCCAAAGCATATTTACACGCCAATCAACCTTATCTTTTAATAATACATTTACATGATGATTATTAATCCATTTTTCTTTATATTTATAATTATAGAAATCCTCTAATGGTTTAATAATAACTTTTATTTTGGGATTATTTATAACATTTGGATTTGAATAAATATGTTTTGAACTAGCACGATCAGTATAGATAACAAGATTAAAATTATTTTCATATGTTACCAAAGATAAAAAATTATTAATCCAATTAACATATGTATATACATCAAACTTTGCTTTTAAAATGTAAAAACAAGTTGAGAATGTAATTAATGTTGATTTATCTGTATCATCTATATTATTCATAGTAGATATTGTAGATATTGTAGATATATTTTTATTATTTATTTTACATAATACACTTTTTAACATTTCAAACGCCGATTTTCACAGCATTAAAAATTAAAAAGTGTAATGGCGAATTTCACGCCTTACCATACTTATCTTCCTAAAAGGAGTATCGTAGGTATTTATTCTTTTTGTTCCCTAAAACATTTTGGTCTTCTTTTTCCTTGTTTCTCATATTGTAAAAGAAGTAAAATATTCTTGGAAGCATTAATGTCTCTATCCATACAGCATAATTTACACTCGTTGGAACTACAACGGATTACACTATGGTATTGAGACATTCTTGCTTTTCCCTTAACTTCAGTCGCCTTTGGCTTACATAATTTCTTATTTCTGTAAAGATTTATTCTTTCAAAACATTTATGACAGGTCTTACTTGTTCCCCATTCATCTATATCCACAACATCACAAAATCGTTTCAACTCTTTCTTTAATTTTAGAATTGGAGTTGTTGGGTGATTTTTTACTAATCCGTGTTGTTGTGAATAATCGCCAAAACCTATTAAGGTTTTTTTATTCTTTGTAATGTTTCTACATATTTTTTCTAATGTTGCTTTCCCTCTACAATAAGAAGTGAAGTTTAAACCTCTAAAATTCTTATCACAATGGAATTGAAAAAATGTATCTATATTTGGTAAGACATATTCAAAATAATTTAACATATTTTTAGTATTACTTACTTTGAAACTTGGAATACTTTTCCATAAAGCATAATGTTTCCATTCTTTATACCAAGTATCTCTTTTCTTACAAGCATAAATCATTTTGCTTTTGTGTCTATATTCTTTTGTAGAGCATTGTAATATTTCGTCATTTTCATTACAAGAAGTAAATAGACTACGCACACCGGGATCGATGCCGACATATTGTTCGTAATCAATATTTTTTATTTCTTTTGTATTCACTTCTTTTGTATTCACTTCTTTTGCTTTTGGTTTATCCATTGTAATCACTCCACATTTTCCATCTGTAAAAATAGTATAATGAAACCTTTTATGTTCTGTTTCATATTTTTCAATGTTAAATAAGTTTAACCAATATTCTCGTTTATTTTCATCAAAGTCTTTACAATTTTGTTGTTTGGTTAAATAAGAAATAATATCATTAAGAGCAGTAGAACATATTTGGATATTATCCATTGTAAATGAGTGTTTATTTGGTAACAAATTAAAAATTCTTACACCTTTTGTATTTTTATGTTTCTCATATTCTTTCAATATCTTATGATAAATTCTAATAAAATGTGAAGAATGTTTAACGATATTAGTTTCAGTAGGAATGTATTTTAACCATTGTTTCATTGAAAGAATAAAATAATTTTTTCCATTATACTTTTCATCATAAATATCCTTGCACCATTTATAAATTATGCTTTTCCTTGTTTCACCAGTTCTTAATTCTAAATATTTAGAAAAACGCTTATAAAAATTAAGTTTCAAATGGTTCTTCGTCATAGTGAATTGTTGTTTATTTAAATTATTTATCAATGCACCCATTTTATCACGAAAAGGTAAATCGTTGATTACATGAGAAAATTGTGAAAAGGATTTATACATTTCATCTTCTTTATCAATTGTAGATTTTCTATTTTTCATTACAGAAACATAACAACAAGCATTATAAAAAAGATTTCCAGTGAGTTCAGGTAATTCTTTTCTTTCTTCTAATAATCTTGTAAAATGAAAATTCAATAACTTATAGGATAAGAAACTAATTTTATTGATGTTATAAACTATTTCTTGAATTCCTTGTTTCAAATAATTATTTTTACATAAACTATTCCAAGACATCTTGATACAAACAAAGTCAATATCCTTATTCGCTTCAATTCTTTTGGAAACATCACTCCTCTTCTTTTTAACTTTGGGAAGTTCCATTTATACATATACAAAAGAAAATATTTCTAAATACTTTTATAAAATATTTAATTTCCCTAAATTATTTCATTATTTTTATTTTCTAATTCTTTTTGTTTCTTTTTTTCTTTTTGTTTCAAATAAGCATTTCTCCTATATTGTTTTATTTTATCAGGATTTTCTTCTGCTATTTTTTTAAGTCGCTCATTAGATTTCTTTATTAATTCATTTTTGTTGTTTTCATAATATTCCTTTTGAGAATGTGAGTATTTATGTAGTTCTTTTTTTAAATTATCAATTTCATTTTTTAATTCTTGATTTTCCTTAATTAGTTGTTCCATTTGATACTTATATAAAAGTAATATTTATATAATTTTCACTATATAAAAATCGGCGTTTGAAATGTTAAAAGGTGTAGAAATAATAAAAATAATAAAAATAATAAAATAATAAAAAATAATAAAATAATAAAAATAATTATTTTTGAAACATACCAGGGATTGATGCGTGTGGTTTTACAGAAGGAATATTCCCCAATAAAGATGTTTTAATTAAATGAGATTTATCTAAATCTGTCATTAAATGACGATAATTTGTATTTCGTTTTTCAATGTCACTATAATCTTCACGTTGAATAACTGTAGGTGGGATAATTAAAAGCCAATTATGTATTTTTTGTAGTGAAATCCAATATTTATCGATAGCAAAATGATAATGATTATTAGGATCTTTCATTAATAATTGAATACCTGTTTTAATATTATCAATTAATGTATCGTAATAATGTGATTTAACAATATATCCTGTAGTTGTTTGACAATGAGAAACTTTGACACATGTATCATCGATTGGAACATAAGGAGGTACATTATTTCCAGCTAATAAAAGAACATCCCAATTATCATGATTATTTAAAAATCGATTTAAATTATTAATAAATAATGTAGGATTTAAAAACTGAATATCATCTTCACAAATAAGAATATGATCCCACTTATTTTCTTTCGCCATTTGAAGACATTTTAGATGACTTAAACTACAACCAATTCTTCCATTTACATTTTTTATAGCATTAAAACGTTGATATACACTGGATAACCCAATTTTAGTTAATTCTTCTTCAACAAATGCTTTACGGTCGGTTCTAAAATCTAAGTTAATATAAAAACAATATTTAATATCGGATATTATTTTTAGTTGTTTAATATTAGGGTCAGATACAGTCATTGTAATCATAATTCTATTTATATTATTATATAAAAATGTTTTTTTAGATATATTTTTATGTAAAAATATATAATATTTATGGAAACATAATAAATGATTTTGTGTATTTATTTTCTTTTAATAAATCTAAATAATGAAAAAGCATTTTTCTATCTAATACGACATTATGATTTTTATCATTTATTTCAAAAAGAACAATTTGTCTAATTAAATCTTCTTTTTTCATTTTTTTATTTTTTTGAATATTGTAAAAACCAGCAATGTGATATAAATATTTTAAATTATAATTCAAATTATAATCAAGTTCTAATGATGAAATATTTGAAATATTATATATTGATTTAATATTATACATTGTTAAAGGGACATATTTTATGAAATCTGTGTCATTTTTATTATAGTTAGATTCATTATAGTTAGATTCATTATCATTAGTATTTTGTAAGGAATTTAATTTATAATTTACGAATTGCATGGTTTCTTCTTCTAAATCATCAAAATCTAAAATATCAATAGATGAATTTGGGGAATTTGGGGAATTTGGGTATGGATATGGATAAGGGTCATTATAATAATTATCACTTGTATTACTAGATAAAGAAATAGATGATAACGTCATATTATCATTATTATAAGTAATATCACTTGTTTCACAAATATCAATATTTAGATTAGGATTTTCATTATTGTATTTTTCATCGTTTTCCTTATATTCACTATCAAAATTAATAATACATTGGTTTGTTTTATTACAAATCATAATATTCAGACAATATTATGATTATAGTATATTTTATTTTTTAATAATTTTTTAATAATTTTATATTTATGTAATAATAAATATTATCATTTTTGTAATTACTTAATATCCTCTAACATATCCATATGCTTAAATATAATTTTATTTGAAATACTTGGATATCCTTTTGTTTTGGGTTTCATACAAGAAATAACTTCGATAGAACTTATAATACTATTCCAATCATCCGCAGTATCTCCTTTTGATAATTCTGATGCTGTTTGAGTAATAATAATATATAAATTTTCACTTAATTCTTCAACTTCATTTGTTTTGTCAGGCATTTTAATATATGATTTAATAGATGATTGAAGTTGATCAATAATATTAATAATATCCTCTTTATTAATTACATTGTTTATCATTAAATTAACAATGAATGTACTCATCGCACGACGTTTATCATTGGCTTTTGTAAATTCACAAAATTTATCATAATCTTTCTTTGGATCAACATATTCAATACATTTAAATAAATTCATAAATTCAATAAAATTACAATCAAAAATCTTTCTAAATATTTCAAATTCATTCATAAGGTCTTTAAATAATGATGCATAAAGGGTTGAATAAAAACTATTCGAGCTTGCAATATTAAAAATAGAGTGTCCGATTTTTAACATATTTTCTTCTGATGTATTTGCTTCTATTAGCAGTTTAATTTCATTAATAATAGATTTTGTCATATCACGAATAGTTGCCTGAGTAATTTTATTTAAATAGCCTCTGATATTGTCAATATTAATATCAATACCTTGGCTAATATGTTTTTGAGTTTCTTGAAATGAACGAATACTTTCCCATTCTTCATTACTAATTTCTGTTGCTTTCTTATTCTTTTTATATCCTGAGTTATGATGTAAACTATTATCAGTATTTTGATGCTGATGCTGATGCTTTGGTTCTTTCTTAGGAAATACAGGTGTTTTAATATAAGATGGTGCACCAACTTGTTCTGCTAGGGAAGAAATTAAGCTAATGGTTTTTTCAGATAAATTGCAAATAAAACCACTATTCGTAATATCTTCAAAATCAGAAATATTATATTGATACATTGGTCTTGTAGTTACTGTTGTCATTTCCTAATGTCTATAATAATATATAATAGTATATTTATATCAATTTACATATAAAATTTATTAGTTGCTGTAAATATAATTATTTGTAAAAAAATATATCAGACAATATAATTTATAAAATCAAGTAATATAATTTATATAATCAAGTAATATAATTTATATAATGATATACATAAATACTTAAATGTAAATTATTAATTAAAATATACAATGTCAGGAAACAAAGGACCTTATAAGCGAACATATAAAAAAAATAATCCAATAGATAATAATAGTAATGATGTAAATGATAAAAATCTAAATAAGTTTTCAAGAGCATCATTTAATTCGTTTTCAAATGCAAATGCAAATGCAAACACTAATGCAAACACCAATGCAAACATTAATTCAAATACAAAAAATTATGAAAATAAAAATGATTCTCAACAAAACAATCAAGATGTCAATAACGATGAATCGCAAACATCAAATGTTCAAAAAGTGTTAGAACCATCAGCAACTTATGTTGCTCGTGAGTTTGAAAAATGGGATGATATTGAAGATATTTTGAGTAGAGAATTATTACGTGGTATTTATGCATATGGATTTGATAATCCTAGTCCAATTCAACAGAAATCATTGTTAACTATATTTGATGAGAGAGATATTATTGCTCAGGCGCAATCAGGTACAGGTAAGACAGGTGCATTTACAATTGGAGCACTTCATCGCGTGAATCCGCGTTTAAATAAAACCCAAGCAATGATTCTTGCACCTACACGTGAACTTGCAAAACAAATTCATCATGTAATAAGTAGTCTTGGAAGTTTGATTCCAGGTTTACGAATTTCTATTTTAATTGGTGGAACATCAACAGATAGTGATACAAATGATTTAAAGACGAATGTACCGCATATTATTGTAGGATGTCCAGGACGTGTTTTTGATATGTTAAGAAGACAACATATTATTTCAAAGGATATAAAGTTGCTTATTTTGGATGAAGCGGACGAAATGCTTTCTGCAGGTTTTAAGGAGCAAATTTATAATATTTTCCAATATTTTAATTCGAATATTCAAGTAGGTTTATTTAGTGCTACAATGCCGCCGGAGTTGCAACTTCTTACAGATAAATTTATGAGAGATCCGATTCGCATTCTAGTAAAATCAGAAATGTTAACATTAGAAGGTATAAAGCAATATTATGTAGCATTGAATGATGATAATCAAAAATATATTACGTTAAAGGATTTATTTAAGTCATTATCTATGTCGCAATGTATTATATATTGTAATAGTATTAAAAGGGTGCGTGATTTGACAGATGCAATGCTTAATGAAGGTTTTCCAGTATGCTGTATTCATAGTGATATGGATAAGGTGAAACGCGATGAGGCATACCGTGATTTTAGGGCTGGTAAACAGCGTGTATTAATTTCTTCTAATGTTACTGCACGTGGTATTGATATTCAACAAGTTAGCACAGTTCTTAATTTTGATTTACCAAAGTGTATTCATACATATTTGCATAGAATTGGACGTTCAGGAAGATGGGGACGTAAGGGTAATGCAATTAACTTTGTTACTAGATGGGATATGAAGAAACTTCGTGAAATTGAAGGACATTACAATACTATTATTGATGAACTCCCTGCTGATATTAAGATTGAATAAATTATAATAAAAATTATAATAAAAATCCTTCTTATTTCTTATTATTTTTATGTTTTGTTATTTTTATCTTTTTTATTTTCATTTTTATAAAAAAATTAATTTATTTTTTTAATTTTTTTAATTTTTTATCTTTTAAACTAGGACTCCCATCTTCATTATCATCACTGCCGTCACTTTCACTATCCGATGAAAAATAAAAATTCACTTTTCTTGTAGATTTTATTTGAGGACTTTTCGGTTTCCTCTTTATTGTTTTATTCCCTGTTTTTGTAGTTTTATTTAATCCAAACTTTATTTTTGATTTGGTTTTGTTATTAGGATTATATTTTACCCAACGTTTTGTGCCATTTTGAGAAGATGAAACAATCCACCATTCATTATCTTTTCCTTTTCTAATTGTTCCAATCAACTCAGCGTGAGCACAATATCCAAACCCTTTGGGTGAAGGTTCTAACCCAACATACGAGCTAGTTGGGTCATTTTTACATTTTGGCATAAAATATATATTATAAAAACATAAAAAAAAGGTGTAAAATATTATTCGTAATTTTTAAACAATATTTATATTTTTTTCATATAAAGAAAAATAGTAATGATTGAATCAATAATAAATAAAATTCGTGAAGAACAAGCTAAACAACTTGAAAAAATAATGCAATATACAGATGGACAATGTAAAAATAACTCATGTGAAAATCATTCTGAAAATAGTTCACATGATGCATCGAATAATAATATTAATCAAAAAAAAGTATTTGCCAAAACAGCATTTAAACTCCCAATAGAATATTTAGAAAATAAACAAGAAATAAGTAAAAACGTGTTTGATGATTTGGAATTAATTGAGAGCAAAGATGCATCAAATAATTCATTATATGAGCATGTTTTTAAACCGAAAAGTATTTTTGGTGAAAAATATGTACACATTTGGAGTAAATATTATACTGCAGATGTAGGGTTTTTAAAAGAAACCCAACAGTTTTTATCATCTTATGTTGGGTTGAAAAATAAAGAGAATGATAATCCAAATGGGAATCCAAATGAGAATCCATGTGAATTATATGAAAAAATTAAAACAACATGGGAAAGTATGATTTATGATGCTGAATTTAGAGATAAATATAATTATATTGACTTTCCAATGTTTGATAATTTAAATCATTCAGCGATATTTTTACAATTACTAAGCATGTATAATTTGTTTTCTCCTGTGATATCTCTTTTAACACCTTTATTACTCGCGATTATACCATTTTTTATATTAAAATATCAAAAAATACAAATATCATTTGAAAATTATTTTACATCATTAAAACGCATTATAGTAAATCATCCTATTGGTAAAATTTTTACATTATCAGAATTGAAAGACGTTCCATGGGATAAACGTATTTATGTTATTATGACGATTGTATTTTATTTTATTCAGATTTATCAAAATATTGTTTCATGTTATCGTTTTTATAAAAATATGTTTATTATTCATTCAAATATTTTTCAATTAAGAGATTATTTTAAGCATACAATTGAAAATATAGATAGAATATTATCATATACAACAAGATTAAATACTTATACTGAATTTAATAAAGACCTTATTAAAAGGAAGCATATACTTGAAGAATTATATTATAAATTGGCAAATATAAATCCATTTAAATTATCTTTTTCAAAATTGTGCAATATTGGTTCTATTATGAAACTTAATTATCAATTATTTGTTGATGAATCATTAAAAGAATGTGTTGATTATAGTTTTGGATTTAATGCTTATGTGGAATATATTGAGAACTTTAAGACTTTAATTGATAATAATATTGTTAATAAATGTACATTCACGGTTGATATACCTGATATACCTGATATACCTGAAGATAGAAGTGAATCAACAGATTCTGAAAAATGTACAGATAATGAAAAATCATGTAAAAATAGTTCAAGAAGTTCTTCATCATCAAATAAATCTTCTGCATCAACATTATCAAAAAAATCATCCTCCTCAACATTATCATATGAATCAAATAATGAATCAAATAATGAATCAAATAAGAAAGTAAAAAAACATAATAAGAAAGATAAGAAAGATAAGAAAGATAAGAAAGATAAAAGTAAATTAATTAAATCAATGTTTGATAAAACAACAAAATTTATTGATGTTTATTACCCACCTTTAATGGACGATAATCCAGTTAAAAATAATGTTACTCTTAATAAAAATATTATTATTACAGGACCGAATGCTTCAGGTAAAACAACAATTATTAAATCTGTTCTTTTTAATATTATTTTATGTCAACAAACAGGTTTTGGATTTTTTACTTCAGCAGTATTAACTCCATATGATTATGTATATAGCTATTTAAATATTCCTGATACATCAGGACGTGATAGTTTATTTCAAGCAGAATCTAGAAGATGTAAAGAAATTTTAGATTCTTTAATAAGCGAAAAAGAGAAAACACATTTTTGTATTTTTGATGAATTATATTCAGGAACAAATCCATATGAAGCAGTAGCAAGTGCATATGGATATATTGATTATTTATCATCATTAGAAAATGTAAAATTAATGTTAACTACACATTATGTAGAATTATGTGATAAATTAAATGATAATAAGTCTATTAATAATTTACATATGGCTATAAATATAAATGAAAATGATGATGTTACCTATTTATATCGGCTTGAAGATGGTATTTCTCATGTAAAAGGAGGAATTAAAGTATTATGTGATTTAGAATATCCTGATAGTATTATTGAAAATACAAAAAAAGCATTACACACTTGAAATGAAGTATTGGTAAGTTTTTTATTATTTCTTATTAGTTGTTAGTTCTCTATAATATACTTATTTAGATATATTTAGGCGTTAAAACTTTTATTTTTATTTATTAATAAAAATTAAAGATGTCATTATTATCAATACAATTTCTTATAAATTTACTTATTATAATTGTAATATCAGCTGGATTATTCTTTTATGTAAGGCAACGTTTTCAAATATTAGAACATTCACAAATGGAACAAGCAAAAATATTACAAAGTATAATAGGTACGGTTCAGCGTAATCAATTAAATTTAGCAAAACTTTTTTCAAATAGAAATCATATTCATATGAATGGTAATATGGATATTAATGAATGCGAATATAATTCTAATGAAGATAACTTACATGATTATAATTGTAATGATGGAGATAAGTGTAGGAGAAATGTAAATAACTTAATCGAAGTTTCCGAAGATGATGATGAAGAAAGTGATAACAATTCAAGTTGCAATTCCGATGAAGAAACCGACTCATCTGATTCTGATAGTTCATCTCAATCTGATGATTCTAGTGATAATGACGATGACGATGACGATGATTCACAGCCTAAACATAAAATTATTGATATTTCAAATGCTTTAGAACATCATAATATAATTGAGCATATAAATGGCAATGATATTAAGGTTGTTGAACTTGATTCAAATTCATTAACATTAAAGTCACATAAAGAAGACAATAATGAAAGTGATGATAATAATGATAATGAGGATGAAAGCCAAGATGATTCGAGTGAACATGATAGTGAAGATGAGAGTAGTAGTGAAAGTAATCATAGTACTTCTGATAATGAAGAACATGATATTGAAATTCAAGATATTCAAATCGAAAGTTTACCTGAAATTGATATTGAAGTTCATAAGCTCCAGCATGATGTAGTTGTAGAAAACGATAATGTAATAAGTAATAATACACATAATGATGACAAAAATGATGAAAAAAATGATGAAAAAAATGAGAATGAATCAAATGTAAAATCAGATTCCCATTCTTTAGATAATAATTTAGACCAATATAAGGATGTTCCTTTAAAAAATGTACCTGTTAATATTTTAAGACAAATGTTAAAGAATAAACCTAAACAACCAGGACAACGTTTAAGTGATAGCGCAATTAATAAAATGTCTAAGAAAGAATTAATTGAATTTTTATCGAATTAAAAATAAATATTGAAAATTTTATTATAGATATAAATTATATTACATGTCTTGGTCAACATGCTATTCAGGTTCTAATAATATACATTTCAATTTTCCTCCTATAATGAATGATGGAAGAAATTATGCATCATGGCAACCAGGTGCAGTTATTAATGAACAAATTCGTGAAAAAAATAATATTAAAAGTAATTGGCAATATAGAGAATATTTAACAAGAAATGCAGATGAAGTTATGAGTGCGAATTTTAAACTTGCATGTGACAATTGTGGATCTTGTCCACCTATGTATGGTGGTCCTCAAAATCCATCTACGCAAGCAAATTCTCCATACGTTTTTTCATCTGCGCTTGATAATAGTCAACCATTCGGTTATCAACACAGTGATTTAAAGAATTTATATTTATCTCGTTATGAACTTCAGTCACGTATGGTTGCACCTGCTTTAACCCAAGATCAGTATTTAATGCAAGGTTATCCTAATCCGAATTAGAGGTGTATACTACCAAAGATTGAGAGAGATATGTAAATATTATAGATTTATTTTAATATACAAAAAATAATAAATCTATAAAAAATATGTGATTTTATCTAGTTATATTATATATATAAATTACTTTTATAGAAAAATGTCAAATTATGAGAAAAAATCTTTTTATGCATTAAAATATTTACCAAAAAGATTAACTAAAAAAGATAAGATTTTACAGCGTAAAATGTTGGATAAATCAAGAAAACTTTATAAAAAAGGAAAATATTATACTAGAAAAATAGTTTCATCTTATCCTAAAAAAATATCACCACACATTTTACATGCCCAAAAAATATATAAAATTGAAAAAATTATGCCTTCAAAAGAATTAGCAATAAAAACAGGATGTACTGTAAATGCATTATCACAAATAGAAAAAAAAGGACAAGGTGCTTATTATTCTTCAGGAAGTAGACCTAACCAAACAGCACATTCATGGGGTAGAGCAAGATTAGCAAGTGCTATAACTGCAGGGAAATCAGCTGCTGTTGATTTTTCTATATTAGAAAAAGGATGTAAACATAATGGTAAAGCATTTACAATGGCATTGAAGGCAAAAGAAAAACATGGTTATGGACATAGGAAAGTACCAAAAGTATGATTTTATGTATATAATTGATCATGCAAATACATTACAATTCAAATACTTATTTTTTCCTTTCATATGTTAGATATTGATATTTTATATTTTTATTACTTGAATATAACATATCACTTTTAGATATACAATTAAAATTACTTTCAAGTTGTTCATTTTTAATAGGAAATAAAATGTCACCTTCAATTTCTTCGTCAATTAAAGTCATATATATTGTTTTACAATAAATAAAAAAAAGTCTATAAATTTCTGCTCCACCAATTATAAAAACATTATTTGCATTATTTGCATTATTATAATCATTTATATAATAATTTATTACTGAAAAAATATTCATCATGTTTGTATATATAACTTTTGTTTCATTCTTATTTTTATTTTCATATAATACATCTTTTGGATTATTCGTTATTACAATATTAATACGATTTTTTAATGGACCATTTGGTAAACTTTCGAATGTTTTACGTCCCATTACAACAATTGAATGTAGAGTCAAATCACGAAATCTTTTTAGGTCTTCAGGAACATACCATGGGATAGTATTATTATTACCAATTACTCTATTTTTACTTTGAGCGACTATAAATTTAATTTCCATTATATAATAATTTTCGATTTTATTTGTTATATAATAAATTATATATAAATATATTTTTATAATTTATTTGTATATAATAATAAATTTTTATATAATAATGAAAATTATAAGCTTTGATGTTGGTATGAAAAATCTTGCATTTTGTTTATTTGATATAAACGATTCAAATAATTATAGTATTTTAAAATGGGATGTATTAAATTTATGTGATGAAACTGATAAATGTAAATGTAATTTTGATATAAATAGTGATAATAAAGAAAATAAAAATAATAAGAAAAATAATAAGAAAAATAATAATAAAAATAAAAATATTTTACAAAGTTTAAAAATAAAAAGCGATAATGATTGTATTAGTGAAAATGATTATACTAATGAAATAAAGTTATGTAATGCTCAAGCAAAATATAAAAAAGAAAATAAATATTATTGTAAAAAACATGCATCACAATCATCATATAAAATACCACCAGCTAATTGTGATGATAAAAAACTTTCAAAGAAAAAAATATCTGAATTACATGAATTAATTAAAACATATAATATGGAGATCCAAGAAAATGTAAAATATTCGAAATTTCAATTGATAGAAATTATAAAGAAACAATTACATAATAATTTTTTGGAAAATATAGTATCAGTGAGAGCAGATGAAATAAGTCTTGTAACACTTGGAAAAAATATGATGAATGAATTAAATCATATATTTGATGAATTATTTGGAAAAGATAAAATAGAAATAGATGTTGTTATTATTGAAAATCAGATAAGTACTATTGCAAGTCGCATGAAAACATTACAAGGTATGATATCACAATACTTTATAATGAGAAATATATTTTGTATTGATTTTATTTCGTCTGTGAATAAATTAAAAATAATAAATTCATCAAACGTAAAAACGAGTTATTCTGAAAGAAAATCGAAAGGTATAGAAGTATGTAAAAAAATATTAAATGATAATAAACAATTTGAAAATAATAAAAATTCTCTAGATAAAAATAAAAAAAAAGATGATTTGGCCGATTGTTTTTTACAAGGTATATATTATTTAAAATTAAAAGATTTAATTGTTATTCATGATTTACACCTTAATAAAGATTCAATAAAAATAACCAATAATATTTTTGAAGATAATGAAATAGAAGATAATGAAATAGAAGATAATGAAATAGAAGAAAAGATAAAAGAAGAAGTATAATTGTATATAGATTATTATTATTTAATCTAGTTTTACAAACCTCGTAAAAATACTGGTCTTCTCCCTTGGATTGCTAATGCTGTTATATATAATGTTATTGTTTTTTCTGTAGCAACATAATTGGATGTTTCATCTTGACTTACTTTTATTGTTACTGTTCCATTATTTCTTATACGTATATTTCCATTCGATGAGTATTGAACAAGTGAATTTCCACTTTGAACAACGGAACTTAGTGCTGAAGCATTATTGTTTGAACTTGTTGTTAATGTTAGTTTGTCCATTCTTGGTATTTTATTTTTATTAAAAACAACTGTGTATATATTATTACTAGGAGTGATCGTATTATTGTTTCCATCTTTTAATGTTACATTAATTGTTGGAATGCCTTTGGCAACTACTAAGTTTGCTGTTATTGATCCACTCGTGTATACACCATTTGCTGCTGATGTTGCAGTTATTGTTGAAGTACCACTACCTACGATTGTAACTGTTGAACCTGTTATTGTTGCAACATTATTATTACTACTACTATATGTAATTGCTCCTCCACTATTACTTACTACAGTAGGAAGACTAAAAGGTGCATCAGTATATTGTTTTGTAGAAATCGTAAAATCACCCTCAGTGTAAGAAAGTAAAATTGTTTTACCTACCAACAAACCATATTGATTACTAATATTATTAAACGTTACTCCATTTATAGTTAAGAAAACATCATCACTAGTAGAACCACTATTATTTCCAATATATGCAATACCTACTGGTGCACTAGAAGCATTAATGCTTTCATAATATACTTGAATACTATTATTTTGAGATATTATGATTTTAATACTATATGTTTGTTCTGAAAATGAACCACTCCACCATGTTCCAGTAAAAAGAAGTAATAATACTGTATTGTTATTTACAAATTTATAACTACAAGTAGAAACCAAATCGTTCATAAAAAATTGAAAAGTATTTAATGCAGTTTGGATTATATTCACATCCATTCTTCCATAATTAGTATTAAATGATAGAGCACCATTAGTACATACATATAATGTATTGTATATTGTATTATTTATTTTAAAATTACTATTTGGCATAGGAATACCATATGAATCATCATCAATATTACTATATAAACTTATCATTCCATTTACAAAATCATAATTATTAAAATCACTATTTGAAATGATACTTAAACTATTTCTACCAGGAACATATAATGTTGGAGCAATTGGATTAATTGTTAATGTACAAGTAATACTTCCACCATTATACATACCAGATGGAGCTTGGGTAGCAGTAATGGTTGTAGTTCCTGCTCCAACAAATGTAATTGTGTTACCTGATACAGTAGCAATAGAAGTATTACTACTACTATAAGTAAAAGATGCACTACTATTACTCGATGGTGGAGTTAAAGTAAAAGGACTTTCATTACCATTTTTAGTAATAGTAGGAAAGTTTGTAATCGTAGGATTTGCAATACCATTAACACTTAAAATAGTATTTACGCTAGTTATTGAATTTACACCAAGTACAGCAGCTTGTGTTGCAGTAATGGTTGTAGTTCCTGCTCCAACAATTGTAATTGTGTTACCTGATACAGTAGCAACCGATGTATTACTACTACTATATGTAAATGCTCCAGTACTATTACTAATGGGATCTGTGATGGTAAATGAAGGATCACCGTATGTTCTAGTAGAATAAGGTAAAACAAAATTAGTTATAATAGATAGTGGATCATCATCATAATTTATTGTCCAAGTAATATTTCTTTGGACATCATTGATAATACTACTATATAATGTATTTGAACTAGCTGTATTATATGTTCCATTAGTTATATAAGCACTTTTGGCAGGATATAATTCTAAATCACTATTTGAAATGAGTATTTGATTCATTGCAAAACCTGTAGCCCCATAGATAACAGAACTTTGATTATTAAATACTACCATAAATTCATAAAAAGTATTTGATGTAAGTTTTATATTGAAATAATTTATATTTGATATTAAAACAAAATTACCTGTATTAGATATTCTATAATATACAATATAATTATCAGCAGAAGAATTATAATTTATATTTGTAAAATTAAATATTGTAATATTCTTTTTTGGTCGAATATTAAAAATAAATCCATTACGCCCATGTACTAAGGTAGGATCATTATAAGTTAAACTATTTGCAACTAGAGTGTTATTATATAAATTTATTTTATCGTTAAAATATATATTTTTTATATCTTCATTTGTATTTTCTAAATAAAAATTACCTCCATTATATATGTTTCCAGTTAAATCATTAGATGCTCCTATAATACAAGAAGTAAAATCACTTAAAATATTATAATAATATTTCCATTTAATATTTAATAATGAATAGCATGCTAAAAAATCAATATTTTTAATATTAAACTTATTAATTAAATTAATAATAAATATCAAATTATTTGAATAATTATTAATATTTTTATCATTATTTTCATAAATTTCTAAATCTTTATCATTAAAAAATGTTTCATGATCTAAAAAATATTTATAATTCATTTGAGAATTATCAAATACAAAACATATTCTATCAATTGAAATAAAGTTAGATAACAATATATCTAATAGTATTTTTTTATCAGTGTAGTAATTATATAAAATTACCATTGTATTTTCATTAGCAGAATCGATAAAAAAATTTTTATCTGATAATGTATTATCTATTAATAATACATTTTTAAACGAGTAATTATTATTCCCATTATTGAAAATAATTGGGTTTTTATCAAGGACAATTAATTGTTCTTCACTCATTATAAAATAATAAAATATTTTTTTATTATTTTTAATTTATTATCTTTAACATTGTAATAATTTACAACCATAATTATATATTATGTATTTATTTTTACAAACCTCGTAAAAATACTGGTCTTCTCCCTTGGATTGCTAATGCTGTTATATATAATGTTATTGATTTTTCTGTAGCAAGATAATTGGATGTTTCATCTTGACTTACTTTTATTGTTACTGTTCCATTATTTACTAAACGTATATTTCCATTTGATGAGTATTGAACAAATGAACTTCCACTTTGAACAACGGAACTTAGTGCTGAAGCATTATTGTTTGAACTACTTGTTAATGTTAATTTATCCATTCTTGGTATTTTATTTTTATTAAAAACAACTGTGTATATATTATTACTAGGAGTGATCGTATTATTATTTCCATCTTTTAATGTTACATTAATTGTTGGAATGGCTTTGGCAACTAGTAAATTTGCTGTTACTGATCCTGTTTCATAATTAGTTGTAGCTGCTTGAGTTGATGTAATCATTGTACTTCCTGCTCCTACAATAGTAATATTAGATCCTGAAACTGTTGCAACGTTTGTATTGCTACTACTATAACTAAAAGATCCATTACTATTACTACTTGGTGCTGTCATTGCAAATGCAGCATCACCAAATGTTTTGGATGCTAGACTCCAAGGTTGAATCGTAGGATTGGCTTTCACAACTAGTAAGGTTGCTGTTACTGAACCTGTGTCATAATTACTTGTAGCTGCTTGGGTTGCAGTAATCATTGTACTACCAGCACCTACAATTGTTATGTTAGATCCTGAAATTGTGGCTACTGAAGTATTGCTACTGCTATAACTAAATACTCCGTTACTATTACTACTTGGCGCTGTGATTGCAAATGCAGCATCACCAAACGTTTTGGATGCTATACTGAAACTACCGATTGTAGGAGAAGGAAGAGCAGGAATATCATATAAACGTTTTATATTAGTAACACTCGTATTTACATTTATAACTGTAGAGCGATTTGTAGTTGTTCCATCTCCTAATTGACCAAAATTATTTCTACCAACAGAAACCATTGTGCCGTTATTTTTTAAACCTATAGTATGATAAAATCCAGCACTAATTGAAATAATATTATTGAATCCTCCTACATTACAATTTCCATAATAATTATCACCAACAGCAAGTACTGTACCATCACTTTTTAAGCCTACAGTATGATTATATCCATTACTAATTGCAATAATATTGGTCCATGATCCTACATTAGATTGTCCTTGAGCATTCGTACCAACAGCAACTACTGTGCCATCCCTTTTTAAACCTATAGTATAATATGATCCACAACTGATTGCAATAATATTCGTCCAATCTCCTATATTAATTTGACCATTACTATTAGAACCAGTAGCGACAACTGTTCCATCACTTTTTACACCGGCAGTATGAAATAAACCAACACTAATTGCAACAATATTAGACCAACTTTCTACATTAATTTGACCATAATAATTTGTACCAACACCAACTACTGTGCCATCACTTTTTAATCCTACAGTATTATAAGCTCCTGCACTAGTTGCAATAATATTAGACCAACTTTCTACATTAATTTGACCTCCACCATTTGTACCAAAACCAACTACTGTACCATCAGTTTTTAGTATTATTGTAAAATTATATCCAAAACTTACCTGTTTAACATTTGACATGTTTGGAAATAATGTTGGTACTGTAGTTGGATTATTTAAAGTACTTAATTGTCCATTAGCATTAGGCCCCCAAACGTATAATTCATTATTTGTAGTTATAAATCCTGAATTATATGAATTACTACCTAATAAACCATCATAATTATCAATGGCATCGGTAAAATAAACAGTTTTTAGATTGACACCATCACTTTCTAAAAACCAGTTTCCTCCTAAAACTGCGCTACCTGTATCATCCAAAGAAGCACGTATGTTCACACCTGTTACATTTTCTACATAATCCAACACAGCTTTCCAAGAGGGGTCGCTGTATAACGCACAAGCCATCATATCAAAGTTTTGAATGTTTTTCTCATTTTTAAGACTAGTAATAAAATCCTTAAAGTGATTCCATGAACTAAAATCATTATTATTTCCTAATAACGCAGGACTCATAGAAGAAAGCATTTGAAATTGTGGTAAATGATCATTATGTTGTAACAAACCAATACTATTGTAAGATGGTTTGTTGCATTTTGCAAGTAAGCTAGCAAAACTGTCGCTGTGAAAGTCAAAAACAACGCACTGGGTGTTTGCATTAACGCTATCAACGATTTGTTGATATTGAGTAACACGATTATCGACAAAAAGCAAATTCATTGTCATTATAAAATAATATAATATTTTTTATTAAACTTCATAAAGTATTATGTATAAATAGTATTGTAACTAAAAATATATAAAAATAAATTATTATGAAGTTGTAATATAATCTAAAATATATATTTATATTGCGCACAAACTTAAAATTAAAAATCGATATTAATAAATAATGGTAGAACCTGAGATTATTGATATTGGAAGTTTATCAGAAATGGATAATATTTCTTCACATGGAGGAGGAAGTCGTCGTTCCGTAAATTTTGGAGGCGGTTTAGAATTATTAATGAATGATAAATTAAAAAATAGTGAAAAATCTGTTTCAAAAGATATAGATTTAGCCGATTTAAATGATTTAGAAGATGAATTAAATGAACTATCTGATGCAACAACTTTTAACAAAAAGTCTAGTAGAGATATGAAATCTGATTTGTTTGGTGGTTCTTTTAAAATTGGAGGTGGAGGTGGTGGAAGCAATTCTTATAATGATGATGGTTATGACAGTGGAAACGATGAAAGAGACGGTCCAAAATATAATATTAATATAGGAGCTTCCACTGCTACAACTGATGATGATAAAAAGACCTGGGATGGTTTTGGTAAATTCAACAATGTTCCTATTAATCCTGATATAAATGTAGACCCCCAACCGCAATTAAGCAAAGAAGAGTTATTACGCGAAAAGTTCAAGTTATTGCAAAAGTTGGAGGATCTTAAGAAAAAAGGTGTAAGATTAACAAAAGAATATACAATGGAATCATCATTATTAGAAATGAAAGGTGAATATGAGACTCATTTAGAGGAACGTGAAAAGAAAAATAGTATAAAATTTCAGCAAAAAATGTTATTAGCGGCGATTACAGGTATTGAATTTTTAAATAATCGTTTTGATCCATTTGATTTAAAGTTGGATGGATGGTCTGAGCAGGTAAATGAAAACATTGATGATTATGATGAGATCTTTGCTGAATTACATGAGAAATACAAGTCAAAGGCAAAGATGGCGCCTGAATTAAAGTTATTATTCCAATTAGGTGGAAGTGCTATTATGCTTCATATGACTAATACAATGTTTAAATCTGCAATGCCAGGGATGGATGATATTATGAGACAAAATCCTGAACTTATGCAGCAATTTACCCAAGCAGCTGTTAATACTATGTCTCAAAATAAGCCAGGATTTGGAAATTTCATGGGGGATATAATGGGTGGTGGAGGTAATAATGTTGGAGGAAGTGGAGGTGGCTTAGGTGGAATTTTGGGAGGGCTAGGAGGTATGATGGGTGGTATTGGAGCAAGTCAACCACCTCCAAATACTTTTAATAATCAGCGTCCTCCACCTGCACCAGTTGCAACGAAAGGACCAAATTCAATTCCTCCACCAAGAAGACCTGGAGACGTTTCAAATCGTCCTGATTTAAATATTGGTAGAGGTAATAATGATATGTTTAATGGTGTAAATTTGAATGCTGAATCATATGGAAATCCAAATCAACAATCAATGCCTGAACGTTCGGTTAGACCACCTCCACAGCAATCAAACCAATCGCAGAACCAACCACGAGCTGAGATGAAGGGTCCATCTGATATAAGTAGTATATTATCAGGTTTAAAGACGAAGACAATTAATATTCAGAATCCACCTGCAGAAGATAAAGGAAGTACAATTAGCATTAGTGAATTAAAAGAATTGCAAAATGATAATATGCCGAGTAAATCAAAGCGTAAACAAAAATCAGAAAGAAATACAATTAGTTTAGATATCTAATATGATATGAATAGTAAAATAATAAATAATTTATTAGATAATATTGTAAATTATTTATTGGTGTATTGGATTCAAATACTTATTTTCGGATTCAAATACTTATTTTCGGATTCAAATACTTATTTTCGGATTCAAATACTTATTTTCGGATTCAAATACTTATAATCTATTTTTTCTTGTGAATCTTTTTTTGCGTGTGATTCTTTTTCGACCACCAGTAGACATATCATTGGATGAATTATATGTAGGAATTATATTTGTTTGTTTGTTTAAAGAACGAAGTTGATATTGTTTATTTTTTCGTGATTTTTTTGAAGATACTTGTAGTTTTTTCATTCTTTCTTTTATACTTGAATAAATAGAAGGAGGTGGTTTTTTAGTACTTTTCATTTTTAATTGCATTTTTGAAAGTTTTTTAGGTTCATTTACATTAAATTGGTAATAAGGTGTTTCAGTTTCTAATGTAATATGTTCTAATTCTTTTAGACGTTGTTCACGTTCTATTTCACGAATTAAATCATCATCTTTAATAGAAATAATTTTTCTATCAGGCTTAGTTATAATTTCATTATATATTTCCATAATTTGTTTTGGGAAACGTAATCCAATTTGTTGTTCATTAGTTGTATATTCTTTAATAAAGTTAGATATTTCTTCATAACAATAACGAATATAATCGATTGTTTTTTGGTTTCTTATTCTGCTTATAAATTTTGGCAAACTAATATTTGTTTCATATGTTAAATCAAAAATTCCTGTAATATTAGAATTATTCCATATTTCTTGTAAAAATTCCATAAATTGTATATAAGGATGTTGATAAAATGATGCATTTATTGCTCCATCAACAAGTGCCCAAAATAAAATACATTTATGAATTAAAATCATTCTTGGTTCATGTTGCCATCCTTGGCTAGTTCTTATTGTATCGTCGGTAATATAAAATTCTTCGCATGATCTATCTAAATGGACAATTTCATCAGTTAATTCATTCATTTTTTCATAAATTTCATTTCCCATAATTTTATCATCTAATCCTGTAATATTAATATTAAAAAATAAAGCAAGTCTTGAAATTATTTTCATTTTATTTACATCAGTTTTTACATATGAACGATATCCGTTATTTACAAAATTAATTAAAATATTACTGATGTTATCACTAGTAATTTTTTGTGTTCTCCCAAAATCAATTGCACTAACATTATTTGTTACAGGATCATATAACCAATTTTCTCCGTGGGCATCGTATGGGCAAACTTTACTTGTTGCTATAATTATCAAACCAATTGAAATAACTTTTATACATGGTATTAATTTTAATTTAACACTATCTATATTACGACTTGGATTATTACGTAATAATTTTCTAATAGGATAACCATCTATTTTCTCCATAATAATAATTGCTAATTTACGATTTGCTATAAATGATCCATTTTTTGATAATTGCTGTTTAATATATAATAATGAATGATTACTATCATTCATCTCACTTAATGAGTATTTACCTCTATTATGTTCAGTATCTAAATAAAGTGAAAGAAAATTAGTTGCATCTTTAGATGATAAAATAGCCGAACCAATAATATTTGGAAGAAGAGGTCTTCCTGATAAACGAAAAATATTAGTATATAATATATTTTGTATTTGTATTTCTTTTATAACACTATTTTCTCTTTCAGTTGTTTTCATTAAATTTTTTCCATACATTTTTAAGTCAGGCAAATAATCATCTTTATCATCAATTATGATGAATTTAATAATTAGATTATTGATTGGCTTTCCAGTATTATATTTTAATCTATTTATTAATGATAATGGATTATTATTTTCATCAATTATATCACTTCGAAAAATAGGAGGGTCTTCTGATGTAAAATCAAGTAAATATATAAATCCAAATGCAGATGTTAATGATAATGGTATTAATGTTGTATCTATTTTATATAATAAATCTTCAATTTCAAATATAACAGGAGATAAATGATATGATGAATTAATTCTCCTACCTACATACTTAATACCACCTCCATTTTTTTTTATATGTGATTTTTTTTTGATGGAATAGGGCATATATATTTAAATAATATAATTTTCTATTATTTTCTATTATTTTCTATTATTTATTATTAGTTGTATTTTTCGAAATAATAAATATTTTTTAATTTAATAAATAATTATTTACAATATTTATAATATTTTAATAATAAAAATTGAAATTAATATAGCTAATAATATTGAATAATAACAATAATTAATTAATTTACAGTAAAATAAAGTTGAAATAAATGGAAAGAGAATTTATAGAATTTAGAGACTTATTTCAAGTAAGTGAAGTAGATATTGCAATGAATGATGATATTTCTTTAATTCCCAAACTTCCTACAAGAATTAAAGAAAGAATAATAAATAAACAATACATATTTAATGATAAAATTGTTTATTGGACAGGTAAAATGTTAAAATGTCAACATGGACGTGAAAGATGTAGATGTATTTATTGTGAAGGTAGTCTAATATGTAAACACAAAAAAGAAAAATATATTTGCAAAGAATGTGGATTAAGTTCATTTTGTCATCATGGAAGAAGAAGATCTCATTGTAAAGATTGTGGAGGAACAAATTATTGTAAAACTCATAAAAAGATAAAGACTAAATGCAAAGAATGTTATTATGATAAAATAAATAACTCTCAAAATAATACATTAAATATAAATTATAATTCAGAAATAAATTATAATTCAGAAATAAATTATAATTCAGAAATAAATGAAAGTTCTTCTTTACCAACAAATGATAGTCCATCAAAATATATTTATTATATATCAAATAATCCAAATAAAGTTACTATTAATGAACCTACAATTATCCCAATAATATTTGAAAATAATTCAGAAACATCATGTAATAATATATTTGATTTTAATTCTGATTATATGTCTGATATTACGATTGATTATAATGTAAACTATAATAATGAATATGATTTATTTGATGAAATTTGGTAGTAAAAAATAATAGTAAAATACAATAAAAATGTAAAAAAATAATAATAGATATATGTAATGATTTCTATATTTTGTATTATAGATAATACTCCAAATACTATAAAATCATTTATATCCAATAATTTAAAATCTATTATTAATCAAACATTTAAGGAGTGGGAATTAATTATATATATTGATAATGTTTTAAAAGAAGACAGAACTGTTTATGATTATATATATAAAATTATAAGTTTATTTGATGTTTTTAAAAATAATAAAATAAAAATGTTGCAGGATAATTCGTATAGTGATAAGCCAACATTACATTTTTTAAATTGTTTTTATAATTGTTTAAGTATTGCAAATGCAAATTACCAATTTATTGCTTTTTATGATATGAATGATAATTGGCATCCTATGAAATTAGAAAGCCAATTAAAATATGTAATCAATCCTTTTGAAAATCAATATCAAAACCCATACGAAACAAATTTATATGATGTAGTAGGTTGTTCTTCTATTTTTGGAAAAGGAATAACAAGTATACAGCCAAATAATAATCTTGATAAAATAAATTTTTATACATTAAACCCATTTGTAAATTCATCAACAATTCTAAAGAAAAAAAGTTTCCATGAAAATAAAGATGTAATTATTGAATCAGAATTATCATTATATTTACATAATAAAAACAATTTTTTTGCATATGTGTGGCTACTTTTTGCGGTAAAACAAATGAAAATGTATAATATGAATGATGTGTTATTAAAGCATGAAATACAAAATAATCCGCAAAATAGTTCAAATACTTATTTTACAAATGATTTTGAAATCATAAAAAATGTAATTAAAGACAAATATATTAGAATACGTTTTTTTTCTGATTTTTGTTCAAGCAATGATTGTAAAAAAAATTATGAAAAAATTTGTAAATCAAATGAAATCGATTTTTATGGTCCGAAAAAACATATTTATTTTTCTCATAATAATACATTTAGTCATGCAATTGTTTTAAATAGTCCAATTATCCCAAATCTCGAAAATCACGTAGATAAGAAAAATATACTTTATCTTGCATTTGAACCTCCAAATGCTAAATGCCTTAATTTAAATAATAAAGCATTTATGCATTATGCAATGAAACATATAGGGAAATACTTTATAGGTTCTACATCCAACCTACCTTCACCTCCTTTTGTCGGACATCATGGATTTATGTGGTTTAATAGCCCCTCACAATTTATTATTCCTTCTTCCAAAAATAAATTAATATCGATGATGGTTTCTCATAAAACATCAACATTCGGTCATCGTTATCGTCACAAACTTGTTGAACAACTTTTATTACTACAATTGCCTATAGATATTTATGGTTCAGGATATATAAAATTAGAACAGAAATTTGGTAAAAATCCGAGAATTAAAGGGGCTTTTAATGATTCAAAAGTTATGTATGAAAATTATATGTTTACAATTTCTATTGAGAATACTGAATATGACCATTATTTTTCTGAAAAAGTAATAGATCCATTCATGTTTAAAACAGTACCGATTTATTGGGGATGTAAAAATATCGAAAATTATTTCCCTAATCAAGTAATACATCTTTCAGGAAATGTGGAAAATGATATTGAATTAATAAAAAATATTTTAAAAAATCCTGAAGATTATTTAAAAATAATAAATTCTCAAATGATATATGATAAATTAAATTTAATAAAAAATATTGACACTATTTTTTCATAATCTGTGTATTTTTCATAATCTGTTGATTTGCGAAAATGTATAACGTCATCAGCTATGTAAATAAAACCTATATAATATATAGAATACCAATTATATATTATATATTATGTTTGAAAATGGTTTATTTATATTTAGAAGAGATTTAAGAATTCAAGATAATATTGGTCTTAATTTGGCAGTAAAAGAATGTAAAAATGTTCATACTATTTTCATATTTACACCTGAACAAGTAACTAATAAAAATGATTTTAAATCTGAGAATGCAATCCAATTTATGATTGAATCATTAGATGATTTAGCATCAAATATAAAAAGTCATGGAGGGAAACTATTACTTTTTTATGGTGAAAATGAAAGTGTTATATCAAAATATATAAAAGCACATAATATTGATGCTCTATTTTTTAATAGTGATATAACTCCTTATGCTATAAAACGTGATAAAGATATTATAAAAATGTGTGAAAAAATGAAAATACCTGTTCCTGTATTTACATCACAGGATTATTATTTATATGAGCCAGGTAGCATAACTACAGGGGGACAAGTTTATTCAAAATTTACACCTTACTATGTGAAAGCAATACATGTAAAAGTTGAACATCCTGTAATATTACGTTCATTTAACTTTATAAAAGTAGATGATGGAACAATTGATATACGAACTGCTTATTTTAAATTTACAACCCCAAATGAAAATATATTAGTAAACGGAGGACGTGAAGATGGTATTAAAATTCTTGATTCTCTTGGTTCTCCTTCTTTTAAAAAATATAATAGCACAAGAAATGATTTGAATTTCAATACAACACATTTAAGTGCATATATAAAATTTGGTTGTGTTTCTGTTCGCGAAGTTTTTTATAGTATGAAAGCAAAATTAGGAATTAAAAGTGGATTAATACGTCAATTAATATGGCGTGAATTTTATGCGAATATTTTATTTGGTTTTCCACATGTTTTAAAAGGTGCATTAAGAGAAAAATATAATAAAATTCAATGGCATCATAATCAAGGTTGGTTAAATGCATGGAAAGATGGAAGAACCGGATTTCCAATTATAGATGCAGCTATGACAGAATTAAATGTAACAGGATATATGCATAATCGAGGGCGACTTATTGTTTCTTCATTTTTAGTAAAAACATTGCTAATAAATTGGCAATATGGTGAAAAATATTTTGCTCAAAAATTGAATGATTATGATCCTGCTAGTAATAATGGTAACTGGCAATGGATTATGGGTGGTGGTGCTGATAGTCAGCCTTATTATCGTATTTTTAATCCATGGACACAATCCAAAGAACATGATCCTGATTGCCAATATATAAAAAAATGGCTTCCTCAATTAGAAAGTGTTGATTCTGACCATTTACACCAATGGAATGAATTTTATAATGAATATCCCAAATTAGATTATCCAAAACCTATTGTTGATTATAGCGAACAAAGAGAAAAAGCATTGAAAATGTATAATGATGCTTTGCATTGAATGATTTTTTTATTATTTAATATGATGATATTTTCTATTATCTTATTAAATTATTATATTATTAAATTATCTTATTAAATTATTATATTTTTTATAATCCTAATAAAAAGTTTGGTCTATTTCCATAAGATGCTTGAGGTACGATTGTTATATTTAAATGTACTGTTTTACTATTATAATTACTTGTTTCTGGTTGACTTACTGTAAATCTTACATTTCCATAATCTCTTCTTCTTATTAAACCTACTGAACTTATGGATGCAATAGTTTTATTACTTCCATAACTTATTAATCCTGGACTATTTGAACTTACTACTAGATTTAATATATCATCTTTCGGTATTTTATTCTTTATATAAGAAACTGCATTATAATTTGTTAATATTACATTACTTGTATTTTGTAATACAAGACTTATTGTTGGATTGGCTTTGGCAACTACAAAAGTTGCTGTTACTGAACCTGATGCATTATAATTACTGGTAGCTGCTTGGGTTGCTGTAATTGTTGTACTTCCTGCTCCTACAATATTGATGTTAGATCCTGAAACTGTTGCAACGTTCGTATTACTACTACTATAACTAAAAGATCCAGGGCTATTACTACTTGGTGCTGTGATCGCAAATGCAGCATCTCCAAACGTTTTGGAAGGTATTGTAAATGTTCCAAGTATAGGATTGGCTTTCGCAACTAGTAAGGTTGCTGTTACTGAACCACTACTATAATTACTTGATGGATATTGTGTTGCAGTAATCATTCCAGTACCTGCTCCTACAATCGTGATATTAGATCCTGAAACTGTGGCAACCGAAGTATTGCTACTACTATAACTAAAAGATTCATTGCTATTACTGACTGGTGCTGTGATTGCAAATGCAGCATCACCAAACGTTTTAGAAGCTAGACTCCAAGGTTCAATAGTAGGAGCTGGACCACCACCATCCACAATTAATAATGTTGTTATTGATCCAGTCATGTATACACCATTTGCTGCTGATGTTGCTGTTATTGTTGATGTACCACCACCTACGATTGTAACTGTTGAACCTGTTATTGTTGAAGAAGTACCACCACCTACGATTGTAACTCTTGAACCTGTTATTGTTGCAACATTATTATTACTACTACTATATGTAATTGCTCCTCCACTATTACTTACTACAGTAGGAAGACTAAAAGGTGCATCGTTAACTTGTTTTGTAGGAATCGTAAAACCATTATCGCTGTAAGAAAGTAAAATTGTTTTACCTACCAACAAACCATATTGATTATTAATATTATTAAATGTTACTCCATTTATAGTTAAGAAAACATCATCACTAGTAGAACCACTATTATTTCCAATATATGCAATACCTACTGGTGCACTAGAAGCATTAATACTTTCGTAATATACTTGAATACTATTATTTTGAGATATTATGATTTTAATACTATATGTTTGTCCTGAATAAAAACTACTCCACCATGTTCCAGTAAAAAGAAGTAATAATTCTGTATTGTTATTTACAAATTTATAACTACAATTAGAAACAAGAAGGTTTATAAAAAATTGAAAAGTATTTAATGCACTTTGGGTTATACTATAACCTAAATATTCATAATTAGTATTAAATGATAGAGCACCATTACTACATACATATAATGTATTGTATATTGCATTATTTATTTTAAAATTACTATTTGGCATAGGAATACCATATGAAGTTACGAGACCATTAGTATATAAACTTGTCATTCCATTTACAAAATCATAATTATTAAAATCACTATTTGAAATGATACTTAAACTATTTCCACTAGGAACACTTAATGTTGGAGTCAATGGATTAATTGTTAATGTACAAGTAATACTTCCACCATTATATATACCAGATGGACCTTGGGTAGCAGTAATTGTAGTAATTCCATATGATACAAAAGTAACAGTTGCACCAGAAACCGTAGCAATTGAAGTATTATTACTACTATAAGTAAAAGATCCACTACTATTACTCGATGGTGGAGTTAAAGTAAAAGGACTTTCATTACCATTTTTAATAATAGTAGGAAAGTTTGTAATCGTAGGATTTGCAATACCATTAACAGTTAAAATAGTATTTACCCTAGTTATTCCATTTACACCAAGTACAGGAGCTTGGGTTGCAGTAATGGTTGTAGTTCCTGCTCCAACAATTGTAATTGTGTTACCTGATACAGTAGCAACCGATGTATTACTACTACTATATGTAAATGCTCCACTACTATTACTAGTGGGATCCGTGATGGTAAATGAAGGATCACCGTATGTTCTAGTAGAATAAGGTAAAACAAAATTAGTTATAATAGATGGTGGTTCAGAATTATCATTTAAAACTTTAATATTAGTAACACTTGTATTAACAACTACTGGAGTAGAGCGATTTGTAGTACTTCCATCACCTAATTCACCATTATAATTAGAACCAACAGAAACCATTGTGCCGTTACTTTTTAAGCCTACAGTATGATAATATCCAGCACTAATTGCAACAATATTATTGAATCCGCCTACATTAGTTTGACCAGAGCTATTAGAACCAATAGCAACTACAGTGCCATCACTTTTTAAGCCTACAGTATGATATGATCCACAACTGATTGCAATAATATTACTCCATCCGCCTACATTAGTTTGATCATATATATACCAACCAACAGCAACTACAGTGCCATCACTTTTTAAGCCTACAGTATGATATGATGCAGCACTAATTGCAATAATATTACTCCATCCGCCTACATTAGTTTGACCATATGTATTATAACCAGTAGCTACAACTGTTCCATCACTTTTTAAGCCTACAGTATGAAATACTCCTGAAGTAATTGCAATAATATTACTCCATCCGCCTACATTAGTTTGACCAAAATTATTATTACCAACAGCAACTACAGTACCATCACTTTTTAAGCCTACAGTATGCTGATATACAGCACTAATTGCAATAATATTACTCCATCCGCCTACATTAGTTTGACCAAAATTATTATTACCAAAACCAACTACTGTACCATCAGTTTTTAGTATTATTGTAAAATTAAATCCAAAACTTACCTGTGCTACATTACTCATATTTGGAAATAATGTTGGTACTGTAGTTGGATTACTTAAAGTACTTAATTGTCCATTAGCATTAGACCCCCAAACGTATAATTCATTATTTGTAGTTATGAATCCTGAATTATATGAATTACTACCCAATAAACCATCATACTTATCAATGGCATCGGTAAAATAAACAGTTTTTAGATTGACATCATCAGTTTCTAAAAACCAGTTTCCTCCTAAAACTGCGCTACCTGTATCATCCAAAGAAGCACGTATGTTGACGCCTGTTACATTTTCTATATAATCCAATACAGCTTTCCAAGACGGATCACTGTATAATGCACATGCCATCATATCAAAGTTTTGAATGTTTTTCTGATTTTTGAGGCTAGTAATAAAATCCCTAAAGTATTTCCATGAACTAAAATCATTGTTATTTCCTAATAACGCAGGACTCATAGAAGAAAGCATTTGAAAATGTGGTAAATGATAATTATGTTGTAACAAACCAATACTATTATAAGATGGTTTGTTGCATTTTGCAAGTAAGCTAGCAAGACTGTCGCTATGAAAGTCAAAAACAACGCACTGGGTGTTTGCATTGACGCTATCAACGATTTGTTGATATTGAGTAACACGACTATCGACAAAAAGCAAATTCATTGTCATTATAAAATAATAAAATATTTTTTATTATTTTGTTAAATTATCTTTTGTAACTTATATTATGAGTTATTATACATTTAGTAATTTATAAATATAATAATATACAACTTATGAATCATTTAAACCAAATAAGAAAACAATCAAATATAGAAAATTATAATATTGAGGAAAATCCAAAAACACCACCAAGTCCAATACTAGAGAATAATTGTAATTATGATTTTAAGATGGTATGTAATAAAGAAAATATTCATCTAAAGCGTGATAAAGTAAATAATATGTTTCTTTTGCAATTAAACGCAAGTAATTCAAATATTAATTTATATGATATTGTTAATTTTAATATTTATCGAGTACTATATGAACTAAATAAAGATAAAATAGAAAAAATTGAAATTAAGAAAGTTATATCACATGAAGAAATCGAGGTTTTGTTTGTATTTAAAGAATTAAGTAAAGATATTGGATTAAAACGTAAATATATGTATTTACATGTAAAAATAGAGGATAAACCGAATCAAAGAAAGTTTTTAAGTCATGATATTGAATATGAAAATATGGAAGAATTAAAAGGATATGAACGTATTAGGAATGATTATTCTATTCTTATTGTAAACTTTGAAAATCAACATAAAATAAATATTAATTATTTTTTTAAATTTGTACTTGTTGAAGAATTACCAATATATATGGAAAATATTTTAGGGTTATTAATGAAAAAATTATTTTTTAACTTAAAACTATTTATAGAAAATTTGAAATAAGATATATAAGAAGTTATATAGACATATACATGAATAAAATAGATGAAACAGAAAGTATATCATTATTACATATTGAGAATCAACAGATTATGGAAAATGAACAGAAAATGAAAAATAATGTGATTATGAAAAATATTAATAAAATAAGTTCATCATTATTTAATGGATTACAAAATATAAAAAATGTTACGAATTGTATAAATATAAAAAACATAAGAAATAATTTATCAGGTATTCGATTTGTAACAGAAACGGTTGCAATATTGACAAGTGAATATGTGAAATATAAATTATATAGAGGAAGTAATTTTAATGCTACTATAAAAAATATTGCTAGTAAATTAGCAGGTAAAAACATGTTTTTTATTAAAATTTTTCAGGGATTATCAAATAGTACTATTTTCGATAAAGAACTTTTTAATTTTTTTATTAAATATACTGATTCTGTTGATTATTGTGAAAATGAGATTGATTTAGATGGATTATCAAATCTTATAAATATTGCAAAAAAATACGGTCATAATTTAACAATTGATTCATTTAAACCATTAAATTCAGGTATTATAGCATTGGTTTATACAGGACAATTAGATAATAAAAAAGTGATTATTAAATATTTAAGAAAAAATATTGATAAACATATGATAAATTCTATGAATGATATGGATTTTTTAATAAATATTTTAAGATATGCACCATATTTACGTGATTTAAATTTATATGATCTTTTTAATGAAAATAAACAAATATTATTAGACCAATTAGATTTTAATAATGAGGTAAATAATATTAAAACGTTTCAAACAAAATTTGATACTTTTCCAAATATTATAATACCAAATGTGTATTCATATTTTACTGAAGAAAATCATAATGTTATTGTAATGGATTATATTGATGGAATGCGTATTGAACATATTGATACAGAAGATAAGGATATATATTCAAAAATATTGTGTAAATTCAATGTTAAAGCTATATTTTTCGATTCTTTATATCATTCTGATTTACATGCTGGTAATATTTTATTTATTAAAAATAAGAAAAATAATAATGTTAATGATGATAATGTTAATGATGATAATAATGATGATAATAATAATGTTGAATCAACAGATTATGAAAAAAGTACAGATAATGAAAAAATGAATAATAATGAAAAAAACAATGATACACTTTCTATTGGAATTATAGATTATGGAATAATTGGAAGATTAACACGTGAAGAACAAAATACATTTTTTTTATTTTTCAAATATGTAAGAGAGGCGGATTATAAAGTATTAGCGGAATTTATAGTAGATAATTTATCAGAAGATATTAATGATAGTGGTATAAAAATAGTATTAGAACCTACAATTAAAAATGATGTTTGTAATAAAATAGAAAAAATATGTGAAAAGGCATTAACAGATAAAACAAAGTTTTTTGGAGGGGAGGAAATATTTGCGATTAATAAAGTACTTAAATTATGTAATATGAAAATTGCAAGATTTTTTTGCAAAGTAGAAATGTCAATGGCTATTGGTGAGAATGTTTGTGCGAATTTATCTTATAAAACAACATATACTGAACATTTAATAACTGTTTTTGATGAATTTTTTACGATTGCAGATGATTTTTAAAAATTTAATAAAAATAAAGGCTTTCTTCCTGTGGTTTTAGATATTACAAGTTTTATTTTTATTGTTTTTTGAAATGAATTAAATAATGATATAGTCGGTTGACTTATAGTAATTATAACATCTCCATTATTTCTCATACGTATTTCACCATTTGAATTTATTTGTGCGATTCCATTATTACTACAATTATAACTTATATCAACAAAAGTATTACTTGAAATTACAAATAAATTTAATTTATCAACTCTTGGTAATTTATTTTTATTAAAAACAACAGTATAAATCTCATTAACAGGTGTTATAATATTGTTATTTGCATCTTTTAATGTGATATCTAAAATAGGATCTTGTTTATTCATTTATATATAAATTATATTTTATTTTTACTTATAATATAATTTATAAAAATATATAATGACAATAATATAATTTTACATATAATTTTAAATAAAATATCATATTATAATAATTAATGACAACTAAAGATAATGATGACTATGTATTATTTATAAAAAATGATGAAGATGATAATCAAAAAAATCTTAAAAAAATAATGAAGACATTAAAAACAGGAGATTTATTATTATGTGATAATTTAGAATATAAAGATTTTGGATTATTTGGTTGGTTAATAAAATTCATGACATATAGTGATTTTTCACATATAGGTATGATAGTAAAAGATCCACAATTTACGAAACAGCCATTAGAAGGTATTTATGTTTGGCAATCAGGTAGTTCATCTGTTCCTGATGCGGAAGACAATATAATGAAATTAGGTGTTCAATTTACACCATTTTTAGATTTTGTGAATACATATAAAGGTAAAATATATTTACGTAGGATTAAATATTACAATAAAGATAATAGAAATGAAGATGATTTATGTGATGAAACAAGTGATTCAAATAATACATTATTGCAAACAATTTCAAATAATAATCAAAACAATAATCCGAATAATATGAATGATATAAATAATTATATTATTTTTGGATCAAATTTATCATATTCATCTTATTTATTATATGCAAGTAATATTTACAAGTATCCAGTATCACTTATGAAAAAGACAATAAATGCATTAAATCCATTAAAATTAATAAATGTATTAAATTGTAATAATAATACTCAATTAAATGAAGTGAATAGTGAAAATATTTCAATGAATAATTATACGAATTTTGAATTAAATAAAGCGCAAAATTATCATAAGAATTTATTTACAAATGAGAAATTAAAAAAAATTCATGAAGTTGTATACAATAAGCCATATGATTTACATATAAGTGATTGGATAGAGGCTTATTGTAAAAAAGATCCAAATCCTCAAAAAACATCAAGATTTTGGTGTAGTGCATTAACAGCATTTATTTATACTAAATTAGGTTTATTTCCTGAAAATCTTGATTGGAGTATTATGACACCTAGTTTTTTTTCAAGTGAAAATCCGAATATAAATAAAACATTTATAAAAAATATAATATTAGAAAAGGAGGAATTAATAGCATGTAATATGCCAAAACCAACCCATACAATCCAAAATGTCGAATTACGAACTATTTCTCAACAAAATAAGGTCCATAAGAGTCAAATAATTGAATAGGGAGTTTATCTGTTATAAGTGTACATTCTCCATTCCTATTCCATCCTACTTGTAGCGCAATAATCTCAACACCATCTTTCCATGCATCTTGAACTGCTTTTCTATATGTTGCATCAATTAAAGATGGTTGAAATAGGCATACATCAGTGCGTTGAATAACAAAACATAAGATACATCGTGTTTTTGATTTTTTTTTAATATAATGTAGTTCTTGAATATGTTTTAATGCTCTTTCGCTTACTACTTCATCATTTTTCATAGTTTTACGATATCCATCAGGGAAATATGCAATTTTTTCATTATATTTTTTGGTTTTAACAATTTCGTGAAATGTTTTATTTTTGATAGCTTTTTTTTTATCTTCTTTTGACATATCAACATAATCTGCTAATGGTACGTTTTTAATTTCCATTACAAATAAAGTATTGTTAGAATCTACACCTATAAAATCAAATCTCGAATTTAATATTTCACTTTGAGTTGAATATTCTTTTATATCTTTAAGACAGGTAATATTATTTTTTATAAGAGCATTTTCAGCAATATTTTCAGCTAATTGAGGATATACTCCGATTATTTGTTCAGGACATTGTATGCCTAAATGTGTTTCTTTGTAAATAGCAAACATTACACGATGAGTGCAGTGAGGTTTACCATCTTTACTTTGTGATTTTTTCTTTTTATCATCCAATAAAATAGGTGTAATTAATACCGTAGAACCATTTTCAACATGACCACAGCATCCTAATGATGGTGTATGAACCATTAATTCATTTTTTTCATCATTTTTATTGTTTTTATTGTTTTTATTGTTTTCATTATTTTTATTGTTTTTATCAGTTTCATCTACTAATATTAAATCACCTACATATGGAGTTTTACAATATTTTGATGGACGTTTAGTAATTATACCTTCAGATAAATTGGGAATTGTAAAAAGAATATTTGTTGACATATTTTACAAATAATTTTTCGTTTAAATTTGAATTAATGTTGAATTAATGTTGAATTAATGTTGAATTAATGTTGAATTAATATTTTTTACTTCTTTAAAATAATATTAATTTCATTTCAATTTTTATTTTTTATTTTTATTTTTTTTATTTTTTAATGTTTTTTTATATTTTTTTAATAATATATGTTTTTTTCTTGTAAATTTAATTTTTTTTCCACCGTATGATTCGTATTTTTCTTTTATATTTTCATATAAATTAAAACCTTCAGAACTATCTAAAATAAATTTATTATCTTGGATGCGTATTGATGAATAATGATTTCCTGCAGTATTATAAGAAAAAATCCAATCAAACTTATCTTTATTATTTACATCATTATTTACAAAAATGGAGGAAATGTGATTAGGTATCGATGAATCATTTGATAAAACAAAAAACATTATATTTAATTTAAATCTATTAGAGATTAATTGTATTTCTTCATCTGTTAAATAGAATTGTAAGTCATTAAAATTATTTTTATATTTATTAATTAAATCTTGATTTATAGGTAAATTACTTTGAGATAAATAATAATTATCTTCCATTTTTGATAAGAAATTTGTTCTAAAAGTTTGGGCAAGATTTGTTTTATATTTATCAGTCAAATTTCTATAATTTTTACTTACAGACATAAATAAAGAGTGAATAAAACAGCTTCCATCACCTACTGTATAAATAATTTCCATATTATTTATAATATTTTGTATATTTTGGTCTTCTTTAAATAAATTAGAAAATTCTTTTACATTTCCAATTACTTTTATTTGGGATTTTTTATAAAAAAGTATAGCTTTATAATTTGTTTGTATGTAAAAATTATTTATCCATTCATTTATCCAATCATTTATTTCTTTTATACCATGATTTTGGGTAATTGTAGAAGAAACATTAAATAATACACACATATCAATATTTTGTTTGGACATAGTTGAGTTATTATCAATATATGAATAACCTTTATTATCAGGTGTTGTATAAATAACTATGTTATTACTTGGATCATTATATGTTGTAGAATCAATATTTTCAAATGGAATTAAACTTATATTGAAATCACCAATAAAAATTATATCATAATATTTAAATTCTTCACTATTTTTAAAAAAAGAAACATACGCATTCATTATATCAAATAGTTGAATTTTTCTATTGTGAACTATAACTGAATCAGATAAATCTACACCTTTAAAATGTACTGAAATAATTATTGTATTAGTGAATGTATCGTAAAAAATTCCATTTTTAATCATATCAATATAAGAAAGAATATTATTGTTTATATCTAACTGAAATTGGTTTATAATTTTATTTTTATCATTAAAAATATGATAGTATTTGTATTTTGTAAGAGGATTAATTGATGAATCAAATACAAATGCAAATTCACTGAATGATCCTTTTGGACCATCAGGTTTTAAAATAGATAGCCCATAATAATTAATTAAATTATCAAAATAATTGGCATAAATACTATCCATTGGAAGTTCTTGTAAAACCATATAACTTAAATTATTTTTACTGATAATGTCATAAATAGCCTTTGCAATGTTTTCTAATCTTTTTGCATATTGTTCGTCAGTTTCATCTTCTATATTTTTAAATTTATGACTATAAATTATATTATTTTTGTCATCTCTTAATGGTTCGTTAGTTGTTCCACTTCTTATAGTACTTCCTTTCATACCAATATTCCATGTACCAATTAAAATTTGTTGTTTATCGTTGTTTATTATTGAATAAATAATTGGAATATGATCTGAGAAATTAGTATTTAAATTAGTATTTGAATATTTTTTTGTCAAATATTGTGTTAATGGTATTCCGTTTTCAACATATGAAATGTTTTTAGCAGGTTTTTCGGTTTGGGTTTCAACAGGTTTTTCCACTTGGGTTTCAACAGGTTTTTCGGTTTGGGTTTCAACTGGTTTTTCCACTTGGGTTTCAACTGGTTTTTCCACTTGGGTTTCAACTGGTTTTTCCACTTGGGTTTCAACTGGTTTTTCGACTTGGGTTTCAACAGGTTTTTCCACTTGGGTTTCAACAGGTTTAACAACTGGTTTTTCTGTTGGTTTAACAATTTGGGTTTCAACTGGTTTTTCCACTTGAGTTTCGGTTTGGCTTTCAGCAGGTTGTTCACTTGATATTTTAGATGATGATAATTCTGAAATAGAAGGAAAAGTTTGTACGGTTGTACCCCATGATGGTGTTGTATTTGGTGCTTCAGTAGTAATATTTGATGGTTTAAATGAAGGGGCTAACACATTTAATCCTTTCACTAATGTTGCTGGTACTGTTACTGGTTTTTTTGCTTCTTCTTGTGCTTTTTCTTGTTCTTGAGATTCTTTTTCTTTTTGAATTTCAATATTTTTTCTTTTGCTTATAAAATTTTGAATAGCTTTTCTTGTTGTAAGAGTTTTAAATTCTGTAACCACACCTAAAGCAATATGAGATGATGGATTTGTAGTACTTGGAATAACAGGTAACCCATCATTATTATCAATTAGGTCATATTTATTCATTTCTATTACTTTATCTCTATTAATTCTTGTAAAAAATATGTAATCTATACATTTTCCATTATTTGCAACATTACCAATTAATGATGGGTCATTTGGATTTGGCAATATAGGAACATATGTATTATCAAACTTATTATTAGAAGTAATAAAACTTATTTTCTTAAAACGATTATCAATTAATGAATATAAATCTTTTATATTACCATAATTTAATAAAGTATAATTAGGTTTTGAAGTTGATATTTCAGAAGAAGATGCATATGATGATAAATATTCCTGTTCTGAAGGTAAATTCTTTGTTGTTATCATCTTATAAACAAAAGATGATGGAGTAGAGTTTAAAGAACCGCATAAAATAATTGGAATACGACGGTAATTATCTTTTTTATAAATATACTGTAAACGTCTAAGTAAAATAATAGTTTGAACTAATGGTGCATCTTGTAATCCATATAATAATTCAGTATTCGATAATTCGGTATTTACAATATAAAATGTTTGTCCTACAGGTATGATTTCATTATATTCTTCTTCATTCATATCTTCAGGTAAGACATAATCTTCAATTTTTTCTTCTCCTTCGTCTTGATCAGCATCAGCCTTTTCACTAATTTTTGCAATTCCTTCTCCTTCAGTTACTACTTTTTTTTCTATATCTCCTTCTTTTATTTCCATTTTTGGACGTCCTTTTTTTCGTTTTTCTATTTCTTCCTTTTCTTCTTTAGTTTCTTGCATCCACCAAGGTATATCAGTTTTATTTTCTATAGCTCCACCAAGTTGAGATTTTTGAGTAGTTTCTTCGTCAGATTCAATATCAATTGATGCTTTATTAACTGTTCCAATAAATTTACATTTAGTTATTATTGCGAATTTTGGATCATTTAATAAACGTCGATTATTTATATCAGTATCAGATATATTTTTTAATAAAACATCTTTGTTAATATTTATTAAATCATTATAGCGTAATATAGAACGAATATCATTCGTATTAAAATCTAAATCAATAGAAAACTTAGATTTCTTTATAAGAGTTAAATTTCCTATACTAAATTCAGAATCATTACGTCTCTCATAATTAAAAATACAATGATATAAAGTATTATATCTTTCATAAAACTGTGCAACAATATTATTAGGATTACTATTATTTGTAATAATATCTTTTACAGAAGATTTAAAAAATTGAGGCATACATTGTACTTGTTGAAAACAATATATATCTGCATTTGAATCATCGATTGCATTAAATAATATTTTTCTTCTTTCCAACCAATCAGTATTGTTTTTCCATTTAACCATATTAAATGTATTTGTCATTCTAACAACATCATTACTCAAAACTTGTTGAGATAAAATATTAAATTGAATAACAAAAACCTGATTTGGTTTAACATCCATAGAAGACATTAAAACTTTATTTTCATCTTTCTGTCCTGTTGCATTTCCAATTGCATCAACAATCGAATTTGCCGAAGTTTTTAGTTTTTTTTGTATTTCCGAAAGAGTAGGTATATGAATACTTCCTGTAAACATCATATCCCAAGAACGCTTTAATTGTGATTTTTTTACCTGACAACCGATTGCTGGTATTTTTTCAATTACTAATTTTCCTTTTTCAAGTTTATATAAATATAAAACAACGTCAATTTGATATGATGATTTCATCCTTGATGGAGGTACAATTCTTTGATATGCATTATTAACCCATTCAATACTTTGAATAGAATAATTATTTGAATTATAAGAAAAAATATTATCTTGAGAGAAGAATAAATTTATCAAAAATTGAATGTTATATTCAATTGTATTTTTAATCATATTTTTCGAATTTTCAGATAAATTTTCATCTAATTTATTAATATCATCTTGAGTTAAAAACTTAACTTTTTGTATTTCAGAAGTGCTACTTGTTTCATATAATGTTTTTAGTTTATTTAAAATATTTTTAATAATATCTCGTACATCACTATCAATAATAAATTTTTTAGACATTTCAGATAATTCTTCATCACTTGGTTTATTTATTTTTTCATTCAAAATCTCAAGAGGTACTAATCGAATTATTTTATCAACTTGTCTAGCATTTTTAACAATATTTTCAACGGATTGAGATGTTGTTGAAAAAATAAAAATACCAGTTTTTTCAGTATCGGTTGGTGAAGTATAAACATAACGTTTTATAGTTCTTGATGTTGATTCAGGGAAAGAAGAATTAGTAATATTTTTGAATAAACTTTCGGCTTTTTTATAAACAGGAATTGACGCAGATGGAATACCACTTAGACTACTTGTAGCCATCATTGCTTTTGTAATATCACCACCTGGTAGTGTAAACGTTTTTTCATTATCAATCATCATAAGACTCATTACTTGGTTTTTAGATGAAACACTAGATCGAATATTAGTAGGAGCTAAAATAAAAATATATACTTTTTTAATATCATCAGGCATAGATTGAACTAATTTTATTGGACTATTTAGTTCGAGTTCTTTTTCTTCATCTTCAGAAGTTTTAACACCTTTATATAAATCATTTGCATCAATTAATTTATTATTTTTATCATATAGACTAATTGGTTTTCCCAATCTTAATAGAAAGTTTTGAAATAATCTAATATCAAAAAAAGTGTCGAGTTTATTTTTCATTTTATCTGTCATTGCAAAACCTCTATTATTAAATTTAATAAGAGGTGAAAAGAATGGGTCTTTGATAGTGCTAAATATGTTTGTACTAGAAAATAAACTATTATATGAACTTCGTTTATCATCATCAAATAAATCATCAGTAGTTTTTGAACCTCTTTTATCACGTTCTCTTTCACGCTCACGTTCACGTTCACGTTCACGTTTATAACGCAAGTAATCTTCATCATCCTCATATGCACCTCCTTTTTTTATTTGTTGAATACCAGGTTGAATACCAAGTTTATTTTGAATAATTTGTTTTTGTTGTTCTTGTTGTTGTTGTTTTTGTTGTTCTTGTTCTTTAATATCACCTATATTTTGAGGATTTTTTTCATTTGTTATCTTAGTTTCAGATTTTTGTTCTTCTTTTGGTGGTTCAGGAATAATTGTCATGTCACGTCTATAAAAAAATCGATTTCTTCCAATATTTTTTAATTTTTTTTCTAATAAAGGATCATCAATTTTTTCATCAGTTGTGATTTGAGGTTTTATAGCAATTTTCAATATACCAACATTATATTTTTTATTAATTTTTAGAAGTGTGTCTGATTTTTTTTCAAAATCCATACTTATATACTACTGTTAATATATATTATATCATTTAATTATTAATTAAATCATATAATATATTTGTTTCTTTTTGAATAATTACATTTTGAATAATTACATTTTGAATAATTACATTTTGAATAAGTTTTTATTTTCATGTAAAATATATCCTAATTATTCTCTTATTTACTTAAATTATAATAATCTAAATATCTTAAATGTTCTCTTTGTTGTTCTTGCTTTTTAGCTTTATGTAAAATTGTTAATGCATCATTAATTTCTTTTTCTGTTACAACATTATCGCCATTTTTATCAAGAGCCTTTCTCATAGCTCTAAAATTTTTAGGAAGCATACACATTTTACTGTCTTCATTCATAACAAAATCTGCTAAAACAACAAAAACAGCTGTTAATCCTAATGCCATATAAATATTTCTAGTACCCATCCATGCAATTGTAAATACTAATATTTCTTTTGTAATAGCATATTTTAAAAATGCTTCTGTTGATTCACTAAAATTTAATTGTACATATCTAGAACCAATATTTAAACATATCATCATTATACCAGCAAAAAAAGTACTTGTATTTAAACTATTTACAGCATCGTTTAAAATTTGAAACATATATTTTATATAGTATATAAAAATACATGATATAAAAAAATATTTAAATTATAAAAATTTTCATTATTTATCTATGAAGAACAAATAGATTTATGTAATGTTGTCCACCATTCAGCATTAGATTGTATAAATGGAGAAATAGTAGGGTCATTCGCTAATGATTCATAACCTTTAGGAATTATAGATGAAACATAAAAAGCATTACCATCTGCTTGTCCTGAACCAGGTTGTCCATTACTATTCCAATTAAACTCCATTGAATAACTTTGTTGTGGACCAAAATTTGCACTACCTGAATTGCTATTATCAGAATTTAATTTACCCCAATATTGATTATTACCAAGATTTTTAAAATAAAATGTACCGATTACTCTTTGAGCCCAAGCTGTCCATCCAATAACAATAGCATTTCCTGATTTTACATTATTACGATTTAGCCAATATTCTGCAAAATATCTAAATTGAAGAGAAAGCTCATTAGAAGGTGCATAATTTACATTGCTAAATTGTCCATCAGGCCACCATGATTGAATATTAGTTGTTGATGTGTCTGATTGTTGAATTAAATATTTCCAATTACTACCACCAACACGAATAACCATAGCAGGAATATTTAACAAAACTGGAGCATTTGTACACATTTTTTTGGTAATAGGTTCAACATAATTCTTGTATAAACATTTAGGATTTGTATATCCTGTAGCTAAACAATTTCCATAACTATCTGTAGCACTAGTATTATTGCAAATCATAGAAATTATTTTACTTCCTGTATTTGCTAACTGATATTGTGATGACATATAATCCATACTAGGATTATTTAATACTTCATTAAAAGCTTTTTGTTTATCTGTATTTGGATTTAAACTATTTCCATTATTTACACAATATTCTTTAGTAAAATAACTATAAATTTGTTGTTCAATATCAGCCTGAGGAATTGTTTGTTTTAGAACATTTGGTGGCAAATAGTTTGCATTAGATTTTAAAGCACTATTAACTAAATAACCTTCTATAAACCCCTCTTTTTTAATTTCATAAGAAGCAATAATTATAATCAGTAATGTAAAAATAATTCCTATTAAGATATTTGAATAAGATAAATATAAAATTACTAAAATTGCAAGTATTCTACCAATTGTTAGATTTAAAATAAATGAAACTAATTTAGGTTTTAAAAAATATAATAATAATAAACTAATTATAATTGTATAATAAATTATTTTTTTATAGATGTCCATTCATATATTATAATGTTATAAATTATATTTACTGATTTTTGATATATTTACTGATTTTTGATATATTTACTGATTTTTGATATATTTACTGATTTTTGATATATTTACATATTCATTTATTACATATTGTTTATTTACGTATCTTTAATAAAATAAAATCTCATTTTTTTATAGGAATGGTTATACCTTTAGCGACTTTCGCTTCATCATATAATGATAGTAATGATAATGGACCAAATTCAAAAAATTTATATACTAACGACAGCTTGAATAATAATTCAACTAACGGAAGTTCTAATAAAAAAGGTTTAAGAAAAACAATAAAAAGAAAAGAAGAAAAAGACGAATCAAAAATTACTGCTTTATTACAAAGTATGAATGATGATAGCGATGATGATGGTTTAGCAGATTTCAATTCATCAGGAGCAAATAATGCATCAAATGGTAATTTTCCTCCTTTACCTCAAATGAATTATAGAGGAAATATGAATCATCCAAGTACTTCTACTGTCACTTATAATGCAGATATTTTAAAAGGTTCTGAAAGTGATCCAAATAATGTACCATCACCAGTTTCATCTCAATCTAATAATAATCGTAGAGCTGCTGTTTCAAATGATATGTATGACCAACTTCAAAGTAACTATGCGAAGCAATATTATCAACAATATGCTCCTTACTTTAATCAAATATCAAGAGAGATGGGTGATGAACCTAAGGGTGAACTTATTGATAAATTAAATTATATTATTCATCTTCTTGAAGAACAACAAGATACCAAGACTGGACATATTTTAGAAGAACTTGTTTTATACTTCTTTTTAGGAATTTTTGTTATTTTTGTTGTTGATTCATTTGCAAGAGCTGGAAAATATGTGCGTTAAATATTATATTCACTGTTAATTCACTGTTAATTCATTATTAATACCTGTGTAGGTAATAATGACTTACATATATAATTATAAAAAATAAGACTATTATTTTCAAAATAAAAAGGTTTATATTTTAGCAATATATTTTCAATTATAATGTCACTATTTGATAGACAATCAATTTGTATTGCCTGATATTCGCTTTGTTTATTATGTAATTTTATAATGTTATTAAATCCACACATAAATAATTCTTTACTACATTTTTTATTACAAATTGTTCCAACAGTATGAAGTATTTCTTTATTATTAAAATACTTATTTGATTTACGAAAATAATATATAGCATATATGGTTTCATTTATATCTCCATGTTTTTTTTCTAATAAAAAATAAAAAGTTAAAATATTTTTTTGAATTAAATATGTTATATTTGAAAAAGTTGGTATGATAATAACGTTGAAATATTGATTACATTTATTTTTTATAAAATCAAATAAAAGATTAATATTCTGAGTTCCAATTTTTATGATAGTAATACTATTATGTATTTTATATTGTATATTTCTCCATAATTTCATATCAAAAAAAAATGATGTATAATTTAAAAAAGGAAGTATTAAATTAGAAACATTCTTATTTGTATATTTATAAATTGTAACATTCACTCTTGATTTTTCTCGATATTTATTATTTTTATAAATTTCTTTTTCTATTTCAATCCAATCTTTTTGATGTCTATAATCCGATGTATATATCATTTCTAATAATTCTTTTTCTTTTAGTTCTCTTGGATTATAAATAATATTATCTACAAAATAAATTGACATGATATTATCTGCAATATTTGCCTTATTTGATTTATTTGCTTTATACAATTTTTCATTATAATAAAAAAATAATGGTATTTTACACATATAACCAAATATACGAAAATCACTTTTAATCTCAGATGAATCAATATCTTGAATATAATATGGTTTTTTAAAAGTACAAACTATACTTGGATAGGTATGATTATGTAATAAGTATTTGAAAAAATTAACGTCATACTTGTATATTATATCTTTATGTCTTTTTTCATTAAAAAATAAATTATATAACTGAATAATACTAGAATAATCTATTTCTTTTAGGGTATTTATATTTATTCGATTACTTATTATCAATTCGTTTTCACCAATATCAATAATATTCACACAATTTACATTTAAAAAATTAATATAATTATTAATTTCAGGTATTTCATTATCATATATTCTATTACCTTTCAATAAATTTATTATACTATATCTATTATATGTTTTATGATGTAGCCAATATTTATTTTTTATTCTTGATGCTCCATATATTACTATTAAAAAAACAATAATAGTTATTATGATGTAATACAACATCTATATCATAATAACTAAATACATAATAAAATAAATCCAAGACCGCACTATATTTTTGGGAGGGCTAGGAATACTATATTTACAAACTTGATTACAAACATGATTACAAACATGATTACAAACTTGGTTTATATAAAATATAAATATATTGATGACTCTTACTTACATAAGTTAACTCAGTCTGAGAAAGCATGTTGAAACCAGCATCTTTTGCTTCAGATAAAATAACTTGGGGTTCATCAATCTTTATATTATTAATATTTTGACGAACTTTTTTATTCTTTTTGTTAATAAATGTTTCTCTTTGTACTATTCTATTATCAGGTAAAATCTGAACAGTTGATTTATAATTATATTCTTTTAATGAAATTTCAGTAATATCAATTGAATTTTTAGATGATGATGCGTTAAAAAATAATTTAGTTATTGGAATCGTTTTATTTATATTTGTTATTACACGTTTTTCTTTAAAATATGATGACGGATTAATTAAATGTATTGCAAGATATCCGCCAGGCATTAACCATCTATAACAATTATCAAATAAAGCCATTCTATTTTTAACACTGTAAATGGAAAAATCTAAACATGCAATTAAAGTAAATTTCTCAGGATTAAATAAAATAGAATTTGAACCACTTCCTAAAACAAACCTGTCATCAGGATATTTATTCATTGAATACTGTAACATTGTAGGAGACTCTTCTAAACCATATGCATTAAAACCTTTATTCGCTAACGTATTAACTACACTTCCTGTTTTACTACCGATTACTAAAACATCACTCTCAATTGTTGGATCGCATTTATTTATAATTACACCTACCTCATAATCATTCGTAAGTTTATCATAAAATAATTTATCATACATCTCTACATAAAATTTATCATATTTATCTTTACCTGATTTTGATAAATAACCTGCAGAATCTTCATCCATTATTAATTCTTGACTAGATGTAAAACCTTCTTTTTTAGAACCATCTGAATTTGTTTTTGATGATTCATCTTTTAATGCTTGCATTTTAATAAATTCTCTATATAAATACACTAATGCTGTCAATGTTAATATAAAAATTAACATAACTACCCAACAAGACATATTATTTATTGTATATATTATATTATCAAAATTACCCATATTCTTATATATGTATTATTGTTATTTTTTTTATAGGAAAAAATAATATAATGAGCAATGATATTGCTGATATAAATGATATGAGAGGACCTGAAGAATTTAAAGGAATATCATTTTCAAAATATAAAAAAACAGATGTTAGAAAAGAACTACTAAACTCCCTTTTAGAATGTAAAATTGAACATGCGTGTAACTGGAGTGGCGAATTAATATGTGCAGGACATTATCTTGATTTGTGGGATATTATTATTACATTTTTAAGTAAACATGTTCATTTAGCAAATCCTAAATTATCTATCTATGTTGAAATGAGATATGAACAATTTAAAGAAATTATGAATGGAGGCTTTATTGGTAATGAATTACGAATGAGAAATAATCAAAATATACGTAACTTATTTGCCGAATTAATATGTATTTTATGTAATACTAATAAAAAACATAGTTATCAAGGTGTAAAAATAAATAAAGAACAAGATTTTGATATGGTTCTTTTAAGTAACAAATTAAAAGCACCAACAATTGAATATGCCGAAGCAGTTTATTTAAAAGGAGATCCTAGAGAACTTTTTATATCTATAAATGAATTTGCTTATCATATATCAGTTGACTCAAAATCAAAAGATGGTTTATTGGCTTGTTATTGGTTAGAATGGATAATGGAATTTCAAACAATATGTAAAAATAAAAAAACTCCTTGTTTATGTGAAAGAAGAAATTTTAATGTTGATGAAAAATATCAATTGGATCCAATATGGATTTTATGGGAAATTATTTTACAAAATTCGGAAAAAAAAGATAAAATATCTAATAAAATAATAAATAGTCTTATTAGCTTATATTGTCTTAAATTTACTCCTGGAGTTAAAAAAAAACGACGTTATTTAATATATTTTGCGATTTCTATTTTAACAGAAAAATTTGATTCTACAATTGAAATAATTCAATCTCAAAATAAAGAAATAATTGAAAATGTTATTAAAAAAATAAATTCTGTTTATAAACAAATTAAAAAAAATGAAATTTGCCCCCAAACAGATTATTTAATGGCTGATGTAAAGAAATCATCACTTGATAAAACAATCGGTAAACTTGATAAAATAAATTCAATGGATTTAATTATTCGTCGTTAATTATTTGTCCTTCGTTAGTTATTACATTTTCTTTTTCAATTCATATGTGATGTATGTGACTAAAAAGAATAAAATACCACCCCATAATGTGTCAATTAAAGCAGTCTTTAAACCATAATTCTTAAAAATAGCCATATTTGTAAAATCAAACACACCATAAGTACATATACCTAATATAAACGCATCAATTGGAGTTTTATTTTGTGATATAATAAAATAATTAAGGGCAAAAATAAGAAACATATACACAACCCCAGCAGGAAGCATATTTACTGTTAAAGGAGATCTTTGTATTTCAGCAACTTTCTTACTAAATATTGGTTTCCCAACTAACATTAAATATACACTATCAATTACTAACATTAATAATGATATTATTACAATATTATAAGTATTTGAATTCATTATATAATTACTATATATTTTTTTGATATATAATTTGGCAGATAATTTGGCAGATAATTTGTTATCTTATATAATTCCCTATAAATTTTTATTTTATTCATATATTTTATATATTTTATGAGTAGTGGGACAACAAAAAAACAAAGTACAAAACCAAGTTCAAAATCTTATTTAAGTCGTATTAGCAAAGTAGCATCTCCTAATGAACTGAAAAATGAAATAGATGAAAATGACCAATCCATATCGGTTAAATTAGGTTTAACTTCTTTGACAAATAATGATGATGAAACAAAACAATCTAGTACAAAATCATCTATTTTCCAAAGTTTAACAAATGCTGATTTAATTAGCAGTACAACTGATTCCGCAAATAATATTTCAAATTGGTGGTTTATATTTAGAATAGTATTAGTTTTAGTAATAGTACTTATTTTTTCTTTTAATTTATTTGGTTCATTTTCATCTATAACTCAGTGGTATCATAATACATTTGACCCAATATTTAATCATATTAACTTATTACTAGGATTGCAAGCCTCAAAAAATCAAAAAGATAATACTCAAACTCAACAAAATGTATCTGCTCCTCCACCACCAGCCCAAAATATTGAAAAACCTGCTTATGGCAATGATTATTCAAGCAATTATTCAAACTCAGATAAAAGTGCTATTAATATTTTAAATAATAATATCGGAAATTATGATAATGCTCAGTTAAATACTCAAAATTTACAAGGACCATATAACTATTTTAATAAGGTTGAAAATAAATGGTATACTAATGATAATGAAAGTTTATCAGGTTCTCTTTCTTTAACTTCAATGTCAAAATCAGGTTCGAACTCATCTATTCAACCTTCTCCTATTTCATCCAATAATTCATCCCCAAATCAATCACCTCCGGCGAATAGAGAATATATTATTAATAATGATATTTCAACACCTGTTAATACACCAAAAGGAATGCCAATGCCACGACAAAATATGAATTATAACTATGGACAGCCTATACCAGGTGCAAATACAAATAGTGATAATAAAAATGCATTAAGTGAAGCACTTGCATATGCTGCAAAAAAGAGTATCCCAAGTCCTGATGATTCAACTAGTAAAACACAAACTTCAGGTTCAAAATCAGGTTATTGTTATATAGGAGAAGATAGAGGATTTAGAAGTTGTATTCAAGTAGGAGCAAATGATACATGTATGTCAGGAGATATTTTTCCAACATTAGATGTATGTGTTAATCCAAATTTACGTCCATAAATATCATTCCAATAAATATCATTCAAGATATCATTCAAGATATCATTCAAGATTTTTATTTTTGTAAAATATTATAATTGTAAAATATATAATGTATAATATTTTATTGTATCCATCTATTTATGCTCATATGCTTAATGCATTCTTATTATTAGGTGCCGTTATTATTTTATATCAGAATTATGATAACATAAAAAAATTAGAACCATACAAAATCATTATTTTATTTTTGATGTTTAGTCTTGTAATAGGAGTTCATGGATTATCTCATTTAGGTCTTGAAGTGAATTATGATTTTATGCCGTATAAAATTTTATACAACTAATAATTAGCTAATATTCCAATAGATTGATTTAATAATGTTGAAGCGTATCCATCCGTCCATTGACTAAGACTATTATCTTGCGTCCATGACCAACTATAACCATATAAACTACCTGAATATGCATAAGGATTTGTTGTTCTATTTATACTATATGAATAATAAGCTTCTCCTGCATTTCCACCAAGTAATTTACTACCATAAATTCTTGTACCACCATTATCAGCATTTGTATAAAGTAAATTAGCTTGAGCTAAATTTCTAAAAAATTTATAAACTGCACCTCCATCGCCATAAATATCACCATATACTTGTCCATCAACATACCAATCATTGTAGTATACTAAATTATTTACAGTTTTCAAATAATAATTTACAAATAAAGGACTATTTATACCATACGAACTTGTAGCATACAACTTTACTTTAAAAGAATCGAAATTTTCGATACTTGTTACATCAAAAGAATTACTTGTTAATGTTGTATTAACATGTAAACTAACATGGGAATTTGAAAATGTATTATATTTATAAATAACCATTGTATATGATGTAATTGTTCCAATCAAACCAGGATTATTATTTAATAATGGAGTATCCCATGTTAATGAACCACTGCTACCATCTCCTATTGTATATTTAAAATTTGGAATAGCTTGAGGTGTTGGGAAATTAACTGTTATAGTTGATGCAGCACCATCACCAACAGCATTAACAGGAACAACCTTAATATAATATGTTGGATTGTTTAATCCATTTAGTGTAACAGTTTTATTTAATTGGGTACCAGTAGGTGGAGTATAATATGTATAATTTGTGTTATCACTACTGTAAGATATCTTATAAGATGTTATTGGTTGACCACCGTTTGATGTAGGTTCTGACCATGTTGCAGTAATTGATTGGTATGCTATAGAAGAATTTAAATTTGTAACCCCTTGAGAAACTGCGGATGTTATAATCGATGCTGTTTGTGGTCCTTCTCCAATTGCATTTATGCTTGTAACATATACATTGTAATTAATATTATTAACTAAGTTTGTAAAAGTATAATTTGTATTATATATACCATTGATATATATACTATTTATAGGTCCACCTGTTGACACCTGATAATATATTTTATAACCAATAATTTCGCTTCCTCCATCACTTAATGGTGCTGTCCATGAAATTTGAATTTGACCATTTAATAAATGTTGAGTTAAACTATTTGGTGATGATTGTGGAAGTGTTGGTGTATTATTTGGAATTAAAATCTTTGGAATTCCTGCATAATAATAATAATATGTATTTGTATTTACAGGTAAATTAAATACTTGATTTGAAATAATATTATTATATACTGGTGTTGACCATGCAGTATTTATATTATTGGCAACACCAGGAAATCCTTGCCAACCAAGTTGATAAAATCCATTTGAGGAAAATCCAGGTATAGTAGAATTTGTAATACTTGAATAAAAAACTGCCATATGTCCTTGAGTTATATCCAACCAACTTGGTGATATATAATTACATGTATATGTTGATGGTGCAGTTCCACTTCCACCAGTAAATGTAAATGTTAATCCATTATTACCAAAAACAATTCCGCCAGTAATTGCTGATTGTATTACACTTGCAACATTTTGAAATCCTGCATTAGACAATGAAGAATAAAAACCTGCTGCATCATTTTGATAATAAACATAGTATTTGGTACCATACGATGGTGAATTAATTGTTATATTATTTCCATTCACTGGTGCATTAATAGTAACACCTGTAAAATTAGAATATCCAACCGGCCAATTTCCAGCAGGGAAACCAATTACTAATCCTACATCTCCAGTTGCTGATGCATTTGTAGGGAAATAATTTGCATTATTTAAAATGATAACTTCAGGAACATAAGGATAAGGAACTTCAGACATTATATTTGAATAAATACCCATTCCTACTATATTACTTGCTGCAATTTGGAAATCATAAAATACATTACTTGTTAACCCTGTTACTGTATATGTTGTTAGATTATTTGCAATAGAACTACTAAATGTTTGCCAATTTCCTGCAGGACCGTATACAGATGTACTTGTTCTATATTGAATCGTATAAGATGTAATGGTTAAAAATCCTTGATGTAAAGGAGGTGTCCAATATAAAATTACATTTCCAGCATTAATTGGATCAGGATTTGCATTAATTAATGTGGGAGGGCTAGGTTTACTAATAATTATTGTTGAAGCTACTCCTTCACCGATTTGATTTACCGCAGTTACTTTAAAATATGTAGAATTCTGATTTATTTGAATATTATTTACTATTCTACTTGTTATTAATAAATTTTGTTCATATGGATAGAAAGGTAAATTATTAATATCAGTACCATAATAAACCTTAAATGATTTTATTTCTGAACCACCATCATCATCAGGATACTGCCATGATATTACTTGATTTTGATTACTATCAATATAAAATGTAAGAGCCTTTACAGCTTGAGGTGGTCCTGATAATGTTGTAATATTAGAAACATTCGTAAATTGACCTGTACCCATAGAATTGATAGGGGCAACTTGAAAGTTATATGTTTTACCACTACCTAATCCTGGAACATTATATACAACTTGAGTATTATTATTTACAACATTAAATGGTGAATATAATATAACACTTCCCAATGGATAATATGATATTACATATTTTGAAATATTTGAACCATTTTCGGCTGGTTTTGTCCATGTCAATGAAATCTGATTATTTCCATTGTTAGTTACATTTAAATCTGTAATTGGTGATGGAACTGAAGGCATTAATGTTGTTATTCTATATTCACTAGAATATAAACCATCTCCTACAGCATTTACAGCCAATATTCTAAAAAAATATGTAGTTCCTGAAAGTAATGTATTAATAACATATGTTGTAGTAGTATCTGTAGTTGTAATAACTGTAGGATTTATTGTAAGTGGACTATAACTAATTCTATAATAAATAATTGGATAATTAGGATCTGTTAATGGTGCTGTCCATTGTAAAGTAATCGATGTATATGTTATAGTTCCTGTTATTGTATTTATATCTACTTTCCCTGGAACATCAGGTGTTGTAAGAGTATAAATATCTGAATAATTTGGAAGATTATTTAAATCTATTACATCATTTACGGCTCCAACTTGAAAATTATATGTAGTTCCATTTGATAAATTATTATTAATTAATTTACTTGTATTTACTCCACTAATATCTATAGTCTGATATATATTATTACCAGCTCCATAATAAATATAATATGTTTTTATAGGTAATCCTCCATCATTTGTTGGAGTAGTCCAATTCAGTGTTACCTGTCTTATTGCTTTTGTTCCAGTAACATTTAATACTTTTGAAGGTTTATCATATGTTGCAATACTTAAAGTTGCTGGATTATTACCATTTCCAACCGTATTTTTTGCAATAATACTAAAATTATATGTTGTTCCATTTAATAAGCTACTAAATATTTGACTTGTTATATTTGCAGATACGTCATATGGTGTTGATGGTGTACCTGTAGTTGGTGTATATGATATTGAATAACTTGTAAGAGATGAACTACCTGTACTATATGGCGGTTGCCAATTTAATGAAAGTTGTCTAATACCTCTAATACCTGTAAAATTATTTATTTGAGAAGGAACACTAAAAGTCTTAACACTATTACTTCCAATTAATCCATTTATACCTGTCGTAGTTACTGCGCATATATTAAAAGTGTATGTAACACCTATAGATAATTGAGTAAATAATTGTGTAAAAATTTGACTTGATGTATTTGATTGTACTATTAAAGGAGATGCAGGTATTGATGTTGGGTTACCTGTTGTTGGTGTATACGTTATTTTATATGACTGAATTGTACCACCTCCAGTTGTAGATGGTGGCTGCCATGATAATGTAACTTGACCTGATAATGGTCCTGCAATTGCACTAATATTTAATGGTGCACTTGGACCGCCAAGCGGTGTTCCTGTTACAGTAGTAATTGAACTTGATCCAGCACTATTAATAGCTGTAATATAAAATGTATATGGTATTCCATTTGTTAAACCAATAATTGTTTGCGACATTTGTGTTGATATTGGTGATATATTATTAATTGGTGAACTTGGTATTCCTCCTGTAGAAGGAGAATATGTTATATTATATGATGTAATAGTAAATCCATTATCATTTGGAGCATACCAAACTATTGTTACTGACTTATCAGCTCCAGTAATATTTGTAACATTAGGAGCATCAGGCACACCGCATGGTACTAATTTAATAGATGATATAGGACTTTCACCTGCACCATTTACAGCAACTACATTAAAAATATATTCTTTACCATTTAATAAACCAGTAATTGTTTGCGTTAAAGATAATGAAGATGATCCAACCGTAGGTACCCATGTTAATAATGTGCCACCAATTGCAGAATATCTAATAATATATGATGTGATTGATGCACCTCCATTATTATCAGGTGTTAACCATGATAAAGTAACTTGACTTGCAGCAACAACACCTGATAAATTTTTTACTTGAGAAGGAACATCAGGAGTTAATATACTATAAACACTTGAATAATTACCTATACCAACACTATTTACAGCTGCTATTTGAAAATTATATGTAGTATTATTATTCAAATTTTTAATAATTTGGGTTCCTCCATTTATAAGCGTTATAGGGCTAGTTGGTGTAGCACCTGATGGGTCAGTAGGTGTATAAATAATATTATATGATGTTATCGGAGTACCTCCATCACTTGATGGAGAAGACCAATTTAATGTAACTTGTTTTGCGATTACAACACTTGAAATTTGAGATAATAATATTGCTGATGGAACATTTGGAGTTGTTATACTAAATACATCTGAAAAACTTCCTGTTCCGACATTATTATACGCCGCAATTTTAAATGTATATGTAGTATTATTATTAAGACCATTTTTTACATATGTAGTTAAAGCATTACTTGTATCATATATAACAGTATTTGGGGTTGAAGGTAAAAACATTATTTTATATCCTATAATAGGGATTCCTCCATTTATAGGAGTGGCCCAATTTAATATAACTTGTGTATTTCCATTTCCACCTCCATTACCAATTGTACCAAAATTTCCTGATATCGAATTTATATCAATTTTTGAAGGAACATCTGCTGTTTGTATAGTATATAAGTCTGAAAACGGACCGTTACCTACATTATTTTTTGCTGCAATTTTAAAATTATACTGGGTAGCATTAGATAATCCTGTTACAGTTTGATTTAATGACAAATCTGTACCAACTGGATTATTATAAGTTAAAAATGTTCCTCCTCCAACTATTCCATACATTATTGTATAACCTGTTATTGCACTATTTCCATTACTTTGTGGTGGTAGCCAACTAACATTCACTTTTCCAGCATCTGTTACTAATAAACTTACATTTTGTACAATAGATGGAACATCATATGTTCCAATGTAATAAAAATCTGAATATACACCAGTTCCAACAGAAGATATTGCAGCAACTTGAAATGAATATGTTTTATTATTATTTAAGCCTGTTATTGTAATATTATTTGTTGTAGCTAACGTTGGATATTGTATTAATGAAGTTCCAACTATTCCATATTTAATAACATATGATGTTATTGGACTTCCACCATTATTACTTGGAATATTCCATGTTAATATTAAGTTATTATTTAATTGTAGATTCCCTGTTAATCCAGTTACTTGAGATGGAAAATTAAAAGTGGTTACTGTCGATAATGTAGAATAATTACTTGTATAATATAAATTAGACGCAGATATTTGAAAATAATAAGTAGTATTATCTAATAAACCATTAATTAATTGAGTTTTATTTTTTTCGGTTCCAACAGGAGGAGCCCACATAATTAATGTTGTTGGAGATGTACCATATTTAATATTGAATGTTGTAATGTCATAACCACCATTATTTACTGGTTCATCCCATATTAATGTAAATTGTCTTATGCCTGGAGTAGCTACAATATTAATTGGTATTTCAGGTGCCCCAAATGGTCTACTTGTTACTATTGATGAATATACACTTGAACCGATTGAATTTATTGCAGATATTTTAAAATTATAACTAGTACCATTTATTAAATTTGTAATGGTTGCAGTTTGACTAATAGAAGCTGTATTTGCTGAAACATCAAATGGTGTATTTGGATTTCCTCCTGAGGGGTCATATACAATATTATACTTTGTAATAATTGAACCATTATTAAATGGTGCATTCCAATTTAATATTACTTGTTTAAAAGAAGGAACATTCGTTATATTACTTGGTACTTCAGGTATACTTACTGGCATTTGAATAGTAGTTGCAATTTCACTTGTTCCATAAAATTCAATATTTGCATATACTTTAAAATTATAATTCGTACCATTATTTAAATTTGTTATTGTAATAGTCTCTGAGTTACTATTTACTGTTTTTGGTTTAATAACCTGAGTTTGTTGTAATTGTCCAACAATATTATAACTTATTGTATATGATGAAATTTGCATATATTGAGATAATGGTGCATTTAATGGTTTATTCCAATTTAATGTAACTTGTTTATTTCCTACAATTGCATTTAAACTATCAACTGATGTAAATGATGATGGTGTATTTGTATTTATAACTGCTCTTTGACTTGACCCTGCTGGATTTGAAGATACAATACTAAAAACATATAATGTTTGGGATGATAAATTTGATATTTCTATTGATGTTGTTGTTGTTGTTATATTTGACGTTGAAAGAGGATTTCCAATATTTGGTGTATATGTTATTGTATAAGTATTATTATTTGTATTTGCTGGTTTTTCCCATGATATTGCTGCTACTATAATACCAAAATTATATTTAAAATTTACATTTAAATTTAATGGTAAAGATGGAACGTCATATACAATTAAATTACTACTTGGTTGTGATAAATTACTAAGACCCATATCACTAAATGCAGTGACTTTGAAATAATACGTTTTAGAATCTTCTAATCCTGAAACCAAATATGAATTTGTTGGAGTATTTAAATTCAGTTTTTTCAAAAAATTTGTAGTACCTTCTAAATAAACAAATACATTATATCCTTTTACAGGAAAAACACTATTCGGTGTATCCCATGTTACAAATACACTCAAATTATTAGATAGCAATGCCTTAACATTTTTGGGTGCTTCAGGTGCTGGTTGAGGTGTAACAAATATTGTACTTGAATAAAATTCTTGATAATTTGCAATACCTGTAATAGATAGAGTATATGTAAGTAAGGTTGTTAATCCATTAATTGTTGTTGTTTTTATTGAAGGGTCATTTATAATAATATAATTACCTATACCAGGAGCAGGTGGATTTATAAATATTTTATATCCTGTTATTTCATAACCTGCATAATCTCTTGGAGATGTCCAAAATAATGTAATAGTTGATTCAGTTACTAATGGTGCTTCAAAATTTGGAGAAATTAATGTAATATCTGCTACATAAGATGCTCCACCTTGGGAATAAGAATGGTCATTTTTATAATTGTATAAAGGTACTAGAGGATCGTAACATAATTTAGTAATAGGACCTGGTACATCTGAATCACTAGTTAAAGCACATTGTATTAATGGTGATGGACAAACAATCGAATTATTACTTACTGGTAAATTATCTATATTTGGATTAGTATATGTTTCGGATTGTGTAGCCCATGATTTTTTTCTTGTTAATGCGTTTCGTGATGCCATTGAATATTCTTGACTTTTGGTCAAATTGGAACTATTATTTTTATATTTTAATATTTCTGCCTTTCTTCTCATATTTAATGCATTATAATCTGCATTTATACCAGGACATGGGGATATAAATCTTGACCATAATCGTGGTGGGTTTGGGACAGGATATTGATTTGGTGGATTTGTGTTTGGATTAGGACCAGTTGTATACCATGTAAATACTTCACAATTAGAACTGGCATCTATTGGATTTGTTATTGACATTTATATACAAAATATATATTATTCTTTATTGACAAATAATCTTTAATTCAAATAAAGAAAAAATAAATAGTAATTATTGAATGAATAATATGGCTAAAAATATAGTCATATTATTATTGTTTTTTTTCTTATTACAATAAACTAATTAACATTTTATTTTCTTCAAAGTAATATTCTTTTTTTTTGTCAATAATTATTTCTTTTATATCATTATTGTACCATTTGTCTACTTCAACTTCAATATGAAGTAAATCATTTGTATAATTTAAATTTATTTGATTTCGTTCAATACTTTTTATTTTTACAATATTACATACTGGTTTTAAAAATGTTTTAATATAATTTTCTATTTTATTATTATCCTCTTCATCTACATCGTCAATTGTAATCAATAATATTGGATTTTTTGGCTTTATTAATATTCCAGTAATATCATACGAAATATTTACAATTCTATTTATAAGATTATTCACGTTATTATTGTTAATAATCATACTTTAAATATACTTTAAATAATTTATACTTGATTGTTTGTTTGGATATATAGAATTAATAATATGTTTTATATTTCAATTTTTTCTATTAAATAAATAATATATTTTACTTTATTATATTTTTTCAAATAATTTTTTCCTTTAATTATCATATTTTTATAAAATTTGTTATGTAATTTATTTATTTTTTTATTTTTTATATAACTCATAATTCTTATATAATTATGAATATCTTTTATTAATTTTTTGTAATATTTTTTGTATAATTTTAAAAATAAATTTATTATTTTTTTTGTGCTTTTATTGTAATGGTTTTTTAAATGATTTAATATTAATAATAATTTATTTCTGTTACTATTTTTTAATTTGTAAATATTATGTTTAATTATATTTGTATATTTATTTAATTTTTCATAGGTTTTAATAAATAATGGTTCATTTATTTCAAGGTGTAATATTTTTTCCAAATCATTAATTAATGTATTATAGTGTGAATAAATTATTTTTTTATATTTTAATATTTCTTTAATGCTATTTTTACCATTATCATTATGTTTATTTATCGAATACATTAATCGATGTAAAATTTTATGAGATTTATATTTTCCATAGTTTAGTTCTTTGATTTTTATATTATATTCAGGTACAATTATTACTTTATTATAATAAATATTTGTTATTTCAGTTGGTTTAACAACATGAGTTTCAACTGGTTTTGCAACATGAGTTTCAACTGGTTTTGCCACATGTGTTTCAACTGGTTTTACAAGATGTGTTTCAACTGGTTTTACAAGATGTGTTTCAACTGGTTTTGCAAAATGTGTTTCGGTTGGTTTTGCTACGTGAGTTTCAACTAGTTTTGCCACATGAGTTTCAACTGGTTTAACAACATGAGTTTCAACTGGTTTTGCTACGTGAGTTTCAACTGGTTTTGCAACGTGAGTTTCAACTGGTTTTGCTACGTGAGTTTCAACTGGTTTAACAACATGAGTTTCAACTGGTTTTGCCACATGGGTTTCAACTGGTTTAACAACATGAGTTTCAACTGGTTTTGCTACGTGAGTTTCGGTAGGTTTAACAACATGAGTTTCAACTGGTTTTGCTACGTGAGTTTCGGTAGGTTT